ACTCGCAGTCCCAACCAAAATTTATATGACGGGATCGTGCAGGTCATGGATCCACTATATATCTTTGAGATCTGCTAACGGAACTCAACTGGAACACATGCGAATCGCAGAAGCTTGTAAGCAGATTTTCTGTGAACAATTTCCTACTGTTGCTGAAGCTTTGGAGTGGAACTAATGCCTACTTATCCTGTTAAACATAAAGAAACTGGAGAGACACAAGAACTCTACATGACAATGAAAGAGTATGAGCAATGGAAGATCGACAATCCCAATTGGGATAAAGATTGGTCTGCAGGTGTTGCTGGAGTTGGCGAAGCAGGTGACTGGAGAAACAAAATGAACAAAACCCATCCTGGATGGGGAGAGATCATGACCAGAGCATCTAAGCTTCCTGGCTCAAACGTACAATGGTAATCTAACTAAGTAAAAACTATGCCAAGAGCAAGAAAGAAACTGACACCAGACATCAATGGTATGAGTGCAAAACAACTAAAGAGAAGGAAGCCAATTAATTCTAATTACCTTCTAAACATTGAGCCACTGACAGATAATCAGCGCATCTTGTTTGAAGAGTATGGCAAAGGACAACATCTATTTGTTTATGGATGTGCAGGAACTGGTAAAACGTTTGTTGCTCTGTACCTTGCATTGAGAGATGTACTTGATGAGAACTCTCCTTATGAAAAGATTTACATTGTTAGATCGCTAGTTGCAACACGAGAGATTGGTTTCCTTCCTGGTACACATGAAGATAAATCTTCTCTCTATCAGATTCCATACAAGAACATGGTAAAATACATGTTTGAAATGCCTGATGATGCATCATTTGAAATGCTGTATGAGAATCTAAAAGCACAAGAAACTGTTAGTTTCTGGAGCACTTCTTTCCTTCGTGGTTCTACTCTTGATAAAGCAATTGTCATTGTAGATGAATGCCAAAACTTGAACTTCCACGAACTTGACTCTATCATTACTCGTGTTGGTGAAGATACCAAGATTATGTTCTGTGGTGATGCTAACCAGTCAGACCTACAGAAATCAAACGAACGAACTGGTATCGTTGACTTCCAAAAGATTCTCGATAACATGGAAGAGTTTTCTCTTATTGAATTTGGTATCGAAGATATCGTTCGTTCTGGACTTGTGAAGTCCTATATTATTAGCAAACTTAACTTGGGATTCTAATGAAACTATTTGATCATGTGGGACTGAATGCCATTGAATTAGATACTGTTACCATTGACGGCAAGAGATATTATGTTACCCCAACTGGTGGCAATTATCCTTCAGTCACCACCGTGATCAGTGGTAATGCTAAGAAGCAAGCTGGACTTGCTAAGTGGAGAGCAAAGGTTGGTAAAGAAAAAGCCCAAGCAGTATCTAATCGTGCTGCTGGGCGTGGCACTCGATACCACAAACTGGTTGAAGATTATCTTAACAATGAACTTGATACTACAAAATACAAGGATCAACCTTTGCCTTGGATTATGTTCAATTCCTCACGAGATATTCTGAATCGTATAAATAATATTTACCTTCAGGAAGCAGCACTCTATTCTGATTACTTACAAATTGCAGGACGAGTGGACTGCATTGCAGAATATGAGGGAGAACTTGCTATCATTGATTTTAAAACATCAGCTGAACCAAAAAAGGAAGAATATCTTTACGATTATTATGTTCAAGAATGTGCATACGCTTGTATGCTACAGGAACGATACAAATTGGAAGTTATCAAATTAGTTACCATTGTGTCGTGTGAAAACGGCGATACCCAAGTCAGCGTGGTGCCTCCTAGGAAGGAATATTTTGTTACGTTACAAGAATACATCAAGGAGTACCAAGAAAAACATGCTAAACAATCTGGAGGATAAATTTATGACCGCTGCGAAATTCTCGCAGGAAGTTGAACAAATTGCATATGAAAATTCGATGAACTACATCGATGCTATTATTCACTACTGTGAAACAAATGAAATTGAACTGGAATCAGTGCCCAAATTGATTTCAAAACCATTGAAAGAAAAACTAAAGTATGATGCACAAAAACTTAATTACATAAAGAAAACAAGTAGAGCAAAACTGATGTTAGTATGAGTCAATTTTTTAAATCCGAAATGGTCCGTGGTGACATTCAAGAAATGGCAGAGCTACAGCAGTTCTGTATGAGATCAATGGTTGCTTTTCCCGTTCTTCCACCTGAAAAGAAAATGGAATACTTCAATGTACTTGAGACGTTGATTGAAAAGCAAAAGATTTTTTATGCTCGTCTCAGTTTGAGTGATGATCCAGAAGCAATTGAAATGGCAGAATCTATGCGTGATGCTGTAGTTATGCTTGGTGCTTCACCTAATGATAATATCACTTCAATGTTTGATGACCTACTTAAAAAGGTGGGTATGATGAAAGAAAAATTAGAGGCAGAGGGGGGTTGACTCGATCCTCTGCCCATGCTATGATGTCTAAGTGATCCGAGTCACACAAACCAAATCCTAACTATCCAAGAATCCTATGTCTTTTGCAGATCTTAAGCGCAAGTCCCAGAGCAACTTCGAGTTCCTTCAGAAAGAACTTGAGAAGTCCAGCAGCACTTCTAGTGGTGCCGACGAGCGACTCTGGAAGCCCAAGCTTGACGCTTCTGGTAATGGCTATGCCGTTATCCGTTTCCTGCCCGCTCCTGAAGGCGAGAACGTACCCTGGGCGAAGCTTTACAACCACGCCTTCCAAGGTCCAGGTGGTTGGCTGATTGAAAACTGTCCTACCACTAAAGGTGAACAGTGTCCTATCTGTGCTTCAAATAATAAACTGTGGAACAGTGGTCATGAGTCGGACAAAGATGTTGTTCGTAACCGTAAGCGTAAGCTTTCTTACTACAGCAACGTTTATGTTCTGAATGATTCTGCGAACCCCGATAACAATGGTAAGGTGTTGTTGTTTAAGTATGGTAAGAAGATTCATGACAAGATCCTTGCTGCCATGCAACCTGAATTTCAAGATGAAACTCCTATCAATCCTTTTGATCTTTGGGAAGGTGCCAACTTCAAACTGAAGATTCGTACCGTTGCTGGTTACTGGAACTATGATGCATCTGAATTCGCTGCTCCCATGGCACTGAACAAAGATGATGATGAGCTGGAAGCAATCTGGCGTCAAGCACATTCACTTGAAGCATTCACTGCTCCTTCTGAATTTAAATCTTATGATGATCTTGAAGGTCGCCTTGATCTGGTGCTTGGTAACAAAGTTTCTCAGCGTCGCATCGATCAAGATGTAGCAGACGAAGATGAAGAAGTGTATGCTGCTCCTAAGCAAGAGCCTGTGTTTGCATCTAGCAAGCCTTCGTTCAACAGCAGCAACGATGATGATGACGATGCACTGAGTTACTTTGCTCGTCTTGCTGAAGAAGATTGATTCCAAATTCAAAATCTAAAACCTTGAATCTAGGAAAAAATTTTCCGCCAAAAAATTGCTAAAAAAGATGGGGGGTTAATGACCCCCCTTTTTTATATCCCTGTTTTCTTTAGAGTAGAACTGATATAATCCTTTGACTTCTGGTATAGATTTGTTTTCCTGAAGTTATCTAGAAATGGTTCTAGGTAAGAAGGCTTTAGTAAAAATATTTCTCTTTTCTTTTCATTCTTCTCTTGTTCATCCTCAAATATTGTAACTGGAGTTGATATTACACCACCAGAAATATTTTTTACTTGATTTGTATCCCAATATGAATACGTTCCATTATAAAATGTTTCATCTACAATTAAATTTTCTTTTATAATTGGTGTGCCATCATCCTTAAGAACTTTTACGGTCCTGTAAAATTTGATTGTTCCATATGGATCATCGTAATTTTTTTCGCAGTATTTACGAAGATCATATTCAGACAGAGGCCAGTCAAATTGTGGGTTAACTAAATTATTTGATAATATAATAACCCAATCGAGGAATGGATCGTTGTATGCCTTCTCTGCTACTTGGTAAATCTTTTCTCCTTCTACTACAGCATACTTTTTAAAGAACACTGCGTAAGAAAATACATCTGGATTGACTTGATATCTTCTGAAGAAGTTTTTCGCTACAACATATTCTGATTCTGAAAATGGATACTGTATTGGTTTTGTATCGTATTCTATATTGGGGATGTTTCTGAAGTATGACATTAGTATGATGGTCCTGACTCTACGATTTCTTCTGCGAATATATTCTTCATCTCTTTAAATGATACTGTTAGTTCAGTAGCTACTGGAGATCCGTCTTCATATGTGGCATACGATCCATCAGCAGTATAGTTTATACTTACATTATCTATAGCACATGTTTTATATTGACTCAAGTATGGATGCACAGAATTACCCTGCATAAAAGTAACTTGACAGATTTTTGGTACTGTAATTAGATTTGTTGCTGTTGTAGTTCCAAATATTGCTTGTCCTCCAAATGAAGGAAGCATTGCTTTCTTAAATGTATTACAAATCTTTCTTATTTCTTGTGCTTCTCCAGTGGAAAATGGGACTAGCTTAAACTTTAAATTAAACGTTCTAATATTTGGACCATCATACATCATTTCAGTATTTGGATTCATGATAGTTCCAGAAATTCCACCTAAAGTTTGGTTGAGTGATATATTGGAGCCAGATAATTTGTTTGTTAATTCTTGGATACCTTTGAAAGCTCCAGTTTTTATTATATCATCTATACTGTTGACTGCAGTTTCTAAATTTACAGATTGTCCTGCAGTTTTAAGCAATCCTGCAGCAAAGGATCCAAAATCAGCTCCTCCCCATTTTTGGCTATACACAGATTGAATATCTTCTGGCATGTATAGTAAAATTGATGGCAAATCTGCTGGAGTTTTTGCTACAATAGATTGGTTATAATCTTTATATCCTGAGGTTGGATTTCCAGTAAATGCTCCTGCTACCGTAGGAGGTTCTCCTTTTTCTGGGCTTCCAAAAGGTGGATTGTAATCATAGAATTCAAATATTACATAATCACTCTTGGAATCTATCTGTCTTTCTTTGGGATATCTCAATGCTTTTCCAGTAGCATCAGCAGATGCACTTACTTTTGGTGCTTTAATAACTACTCTTCCTTCGTTGGTTGGACTTACAGTTTGTCCTACCGTTCCATCTGCCGCTACATTGGTAGCCCCAACTCTTTCTCCATTAACTCCAGTTGCCAAGCCACCTGGAGTTGTTGCTGGAAGTCCTAATTCTCCTGGTCTAAATGACCCATTGGCTGGAGTACTTGCTCCTAAGCCCAATTCTCCTGGGTTATATGGCATTAATTAAATCCTCTTGACTGCTGCTTTTAATCGTTTAGTTTTGGTATTGGTTTCTTCCCAAACTAATTCATTATCATATGTGTTTTCTTTGCCATTCTTTAACTTCAATACAAAGTCATCAACTGGTAGCATAGCAGCGGATTCCCACTCATATGTCGCAAGATCAAGGAACAAACCTTTGCACTCTCTAATGAGATATTTATGTAGTATATGTAAAGGAACGTCAATACGACCTTTTTCTAGTTTACTAATTGCTATTGCTCTACGTTTGTAATCAAGATAGTGGAAGTTGATACCATAGAAATGATCCGATGCTCTTTTTAAAACATAGACCATGGGTAATCTATCATAGTATGGTATATTAGATATTGCATGGTAAGTAAAGAAATACATGTGTCCAGGGAACACAGTTCTTCTTAGTTCATTTTCATCCTGGTTTACCATGTTTTGAACAGAATCCATCTTCTGTTCTATGGTCATTCTAGCTGGATATGATTTTACTTTTGTTGATAGCTTAGCAAGCTGTTGTCTATACCATAAAAAAGTTTTTGATTCTCCATTTGTTTCTTCACGAATAAGTTCAAACAAAGTTTTCCTTGTTTTCTTTCCTGCTTGTTTGTAACCTTCGCTTTCAGTGATCTTTTCAATAACTTCCTCGGCAGTCATTTTGGAAGCATTTTTAATTTCATACTTCGCTGCTATACCACGCAGTTGATCCCTGGTATAATCTTGTAAAGAATCTAATTCGTGACCAGACAGGTGAGACCACCTATCAATATTGGTCTTGGCATAAGCTTTTGGCTTTAGGTTATTCTTCTTTGCCATTATACTTTAAGGTGGTCCTCTGTTAGAATTAGAAATTTCATTTGACGATCCTCACAGAACTCTCTTGCTGCATTCCACTTTGCTTGATTCTTAATGAATGTATTGACTTCTCTTTTCCAAGCAGCGGTTTTTCTTTTGGGTGTTCTGTTTGGACCTTCAACTTGTTTCTTTGGTTTGATTTCTATGATATACTTTTGGGTTAGATCATCTTTATTTTTTACTTTGATATAAAAATCTGGAAAGTATCTATGTGCTCTTCCATCCGTGGGACAACGATAAGGAACAATCACTTCTTCACTCCCCCACTCTACAATACTGGGAGTATTATCACAGAAGATCATGAACTTTTTCTCCCACATAGAACGATAGATAATCCGAGTGGGGTTACCCCTATACTTTTCAGGGTGAGTTGGTTTGTAGATCCCAGAATATGCCATAAATATATTATACCCAACACTAATATTTAGAGTGGCAGGATCAATCAGCAACTTTATGGCAGCCATCAGTGCAAATGGTGGCATGTCCATGACCAATGGTTATGATGTGCAATTTGATTTGTCAAAAAATAGTAAATTGTCTAGTATTTTAAAAGACATTGGAATTGATATAAATTCTGCTAACGATAGTGGAAAACCAGGATCATTGGTTAATATGTTTTGTGATGAAGCACAACTTCCTGGTATGCAATTTGCTACTGGGCAAATCAATGGTAGATATCTCGGCAGAGGTAATTTAAATTATGCTCATACTAGATTGATTACTGACTTTAGTTTGACATGGATGTGTGATGCTAACATGGCACCATATAAATTCTTGCTTGCTTGGTATAATTTTATGCAAGGAACTACATTATTTAAAGATAGTTCTGATAGGCTAAAGAATTTTAAATCAAATACAATACCTGTAGCTCAAAATTTGAGCATGAGAATGCAGTATCCTAATGAATATCAAGCAACATTACGTATAGCAAAGACAGAAAAAGGTGCTAATGCGCCAAACTCAAGAACACCATTAGTACATTTGATGACGGGAGTTTATCCATATAGTATTGATGCTGTGCCACTATCATATGGAACATCACAGATTACCAGGGTAAGTGCAAGTTTTTATTATGATCAGATGAGGACTACTGTAGCAGACATTCGTAAGTATAAGGGATAAATAATATTACGAATTGATTTAGTTTAAATGGCATTACCTAAGGTTGGTTATCCAACATACGAATTGGAGTTACCCTCAAATGGGAAGACAATTAAATATAGACCTTTTATTGTAAAAGAAGAAAAGGTATTACTACTTGCTTTGGAATCTGAGGATGAGAAAGAAGTAAAGCAAGCGGTAAAAGATTTGATTAAGAACTGTGTTCTTACAAGAATTAAAGTAGAAGAACTTCCTTCCTTTGATCTTGAGTATATTTTCATGAAGATTCGTGCTGCTGCCGTGGGTGAAGTTATTACAATGAATGTAACTTGTAGAGATGATGGCAAGACGCAGGTAGAAAAAAAGATTAATATTAATGACATTGAAGTATTCAAACCAGAAGGTCATACCAATAAGATCATGCTGACTAATACTATGGGTATCATGATGAAGTATCCAAGCATGGATAGATTTATTGAAACAGAATTCCTTGATAAGTCGGTGAAGACTGAAGAAGTATTTGAATTTATTGCTGAATCTATTGATCAAATCTTTGATGTAGAAGAGGTGTGGGATTCTTCTACTACATCCAAAAAAGAAATGGTTGAATGGGTAGAAACTCTTACTGCTAAACAGTTTGAAGAGATTCAAAAATTTTATGAGACTATGCCTAAACTACAGCATAAGTTTACCGTGAAGAATCCTAATACTGGAGAGGAATCTGATTATGTTATCGAGGGTCTGCAGAATTTTTTCGCATAGCACTCTTCCAAGAAAGTTTGGAAGGGTATTATAAAACTAACTTTGCTTTGATGCAGTATCATAAATACTCTTTGACTGAGATTGAAAACCTCATACCATGGGAGAGGGATGTTTACATTGCATTGTTGAAACAACATATTAAAGAAGAGAAAGCAAAGCAAGAAGCAGCTAATCAATGATACCACCAAAGGCTATAAAGAAAGTTAAGAATGAGATCCATCTAGAAATTGCTGCTGGATCTCTCATAGCCTATGGTGTATTCCCACAAACAAGTGAAGGAATACAGAAAGCAAAAGAAACTGCTGCTAGTAAAGATACATGGTTAGCACCATCAGATCTTCCTGAATATTATGATACTATTGAAAATGATTTAATAATCGGAAAAGAAACGGAAGGCATTCGTGCTATTCGTAGACACCTAAAAGAATTTTATGATATCTCTTCTGCTGGTGCTGAAGTTGCGGTTGATACTAGAGTATCGGCTCCAGCACCAGCAGAAAAGAAAAACAATAGACCAGCAACTCCTGCTGGTATACAAATACATTGGTTTTCGCTTAATCAAGTTGGACCAAGTGTTTGGGAAACGTTAAAAGCACAACTTACTGGGAAAGGTTATTTTTCTGAGGTAGATTTATCAGAAAAAGATGCTGATAAATTGATCGCTAATATTAAGAAGAGTGGAGAGTTTCCCTCACTTGAAGATCAATCGGGAATACACAACGAAGTATATCAAAACTGGTTAGTAGATACATATCTACCTGAATATAGAACAAAGAAAATTTATGAACAACCAGAAAAAATAGTAGTAAATGATAAACCAAAAGAAGAAAAAGAAGTAGCAGTCAAAAAGAATGTAAACCACCCAAAATTACCTTTACATTTACAAAAAGTTCATACCCATTATCTTTGGGGAAACAGAGGAAAATATAGTGTATATTTTGAATCTGATATTGATAAAGCCATTTATCATTCTCTTGTTAAATCAACAGATAAAGAAGGTTACTATAGTAAAACCACTCAACAAAAAACAATAGATTTTAGAACGTGGTTATTTGAAGCTACTGGCTTATCGATACATGATATGAAAGATTATGATATAATTAAATCTTATAAGAAAAAAATTCTTGAAACGATACGAGAAATACTAAACAATGATGATGTAGGTGAAATAGAAGTTCCTCCTGTTTATGATGGGTTTTATCAAGATCCAGAAGAGTATGAAGAAGAAGAAGAGGAAGATGAAGAAGATTATGATGAAATGGATGAAGAAGAGGATGATGAAGAAGAGGATGATGATCTTTATGGCAACAGCTTAGATGATCTTCTTGGAAATGTAAGGGATGAAGAAGCGGAAGATCCAGAAGATCCAGAAGAACTTAAGGATCAGATTGAAGAGAAGAAAAAAGAGCTAGAAGATGCTGTAGAAGAAGAACAAAGTACAACTCGTCGTAAGACACTTGCTGAACGAATGCAGGAAGCATTTGAAGGTAAATTTGGAGAAGATTTTGAAGAAGATGAAGATGATGACGATTTTGAAGAAATAGATTATGAAGAAGATGATGGCATGGGATCGGAGGAAACTATCCCAGATGAAGTATTAGATGATTCTATTGATCCAACAACACTAGAAGAAGTACTCAACAAAAAAAGAAAGAAAACAGGAACTAAAGAAAGAAAATCTTACTACGTTTCTAATACTAAACTACTGCAAGGCATTACCAAAAGTTTAGCAGCAGTTACTGGACAGCTTGAGCAAGTAAATCAATCTTTGCTTGAGCAGAATGATTTAATTAGAACAAATATTGAAATAAGTACAGCGTCACTTGAAGCATTACAAGCTCAGGACGATATCCTTACAAGAAAATTTGATGCTATTTTAAATGCTTTTCAGAAACAATATGAACAATCTGAAAAAGCAAAAGAAGATATTGATAGATTAAAAGCAGAGCAAAAATTAGAAGGACAGTATGATTCTGCTGGGATAGAAGTTCCTGAAGATTTAACTAAAGAAAAACCTGGCAAAAAAAGAACTAATAGAATACAACAATATTATAGACAAAAATTAGTACGTAATTTATACAGAAAACTTCCTAAGAGATTAAGATCATTAAGAACTGCTGGAAGAAAAGTACAAAGAGTTCCTGGTAAAGCAGTTGGTAGAATTAGTAATGCAGCTGCTGGTAAAATCAATAGAATGCTTCCAGCAAAAGCAGCAAATTTTGGTAAGAATATAGCTTCAGCTAGATCTGCTGCTCAAGGAATGGGTGGAGTATCCAAAATAAAAGGTGTTGGTAGAAATGTTCCTGGATTAAAACAGGCACTTGCTGTTTGGGAATATGGTGATAGAAAATCAGCAGGACAAAGTGATGTACAGGCAGCTGTAGGTGTCGGTGGTGGTCTTGCTGGTGCTGCTGCTGGTGCGGCGATAGGCACCATGCTGTTCCCTGGTGTAGGAACCTTAGCTGGTCTTCTAATTGGCGCTGCGTTCAGTGCTGCTGGTGGTTATGCTGGGGCTAAAATTGCTGATACAGTTACTGGAGCTGATAAAAAACAATATGAAATGGGCACAGAAGAAGCAAAACCAGGAACTGCTATTCTTCACGGCACAGAAATGCTGATTGATAAAGATAAAGCAGATCAATTCAATCCATTTAATTCAGCTGGAGGAATTTTAGTTTCTGCTGCATCCAAATTTATTAATGGTCTTGGTCCTGCTGGTGCTTCTATTGCTCCAATGTTTGAACAAAAAGCAGCACCGTTAATTAAATTATTTGGACTTCCATCAACGACAGCACAGACAAATGTTGGGGGTAGTTTCTCTTATCTTGGAGGAACATTTAATGGAATCAAAAATAAAAAGAAAAAGCAATCAATGAAAGATGGATTTGAGGGTATGTCCCGTGAAGAAATAGAAGCATTGCAGGGAGATCCTGAGAGTTTTGCTGAAAAATTACTGAAGATGATAGATCCAGAAGACAAGTTTAAAAATTTCTTGGATAACTTAGCAAAGAAAATAAGAAATCCATTTGCTCCATTAGAAGATTATGATGGTACTGGTATTGAAGGAGATCTTAAAGGTAATATTGTAAATCCAATGGAACAAGGTGAACTACAAGATTATCCTGGTGCTATGTTTGGTGCTCCTAGAGATGGTGGAAGGAGACATATGGGTAGAGACATAATTGGCCCTCCTGGAATGAAATTTGTTTCCTCATTGCCAGGAAAGGTTACTCAAGTATTTGAAGTTGCTGATATTCCAGGGGGAGGAATTAGTTATGGAATTACAGTTGAACATGCTAATAATATTAAGACAAAATATTTACATGTTACTCCATCAGTTAAAGTTGGAGATCAAGTTAAAGCAGGACAAAAACTTGGTGTAATTACTAAGACGGATAACATTAGTAGTGCTCCTCACTTACACTTTGAAATGATTGTCAATGGAAAACATATTGATCCAGATAAAGCTGGTAGCAGTATTCTGAAAAAAGCACTTAAAATGGCTGACATACAAGCTGGTAAAATACCTGGATTATCATTAGATCCGAATGGATCTACTCCACTTGAAACATATGCAGGAACTCCAACTAGTGGTCAAGAAATCACACAAAATTTTGGTATGAAAACTGGTCAAGAAAAAATGTTTACTTCTGGTGGTAAACAATATAAAGCACACAAAACAAAAAATGGATTTGAATTTTTTGATGGCATGATGCCAATACAAACAAGCGGTGGACAAAACAATGCATTAGTTAGAGATTTTATGGCATCTCAAGGAGTACAATTTGAAAAAGTTGATAATGATAATCCAGCAGACATGTTTATGATGAAGAATAATATTACTCCTGATGTTCCTCCTGCTAAAAAGAATGAATTAATCAATGCATACGGCACAGATGAATCGAAAATGTATATGGTAATTAATAATCAACAAATGCCGCCGCTACCACAAAATTATGGAGTTAGTTTTATACAATCAAATGGTAAGTGGATGACTGATAAAGAATATGATGTAAGAACATTAGAAAAATTACGTCTATCCTTACAATAAATATCAGTAGGAAGGTATAACAAATGGCAGCAGGGTTTGAAACCGCAGTAGATACGAGAGGAGATTCTACAATCCTCAAAGATTCTATGGGAGCAATGATCTCCAAAGTTCTTGCTGCCAAAGTGATGGCAGATAAAGAACGTGCTTATGCCAAAAAAGAAGCATGGAAACAGGGTATTGATGAGGCTCAATTTGATGCAATGAATCCACCTGGATTCTTTTTCAGGAAAGCATTGATAGGTGAGTTTGGTGGCTTCGCTATCAAGAAAAAGAAACAGGAACTTGCTGCACTTTATAGGAAAGGATTACTTCTTGGTAAGATATCTAAGAATAAACAATTACGTGGAAAAGTTATTGGTCAACTAAAACAATCATTAATATATTCTAAAGCAAATTTAAAGAACGCTAAGAAGTTTCGTAGTCAGTTTGATTATAATGATTATGATGAAATGTTTGCTCCACAAAGTGAAAAGGTTCCTAGCACGAGAAAGAAAGTTCAAAATGCTATTGGTGGAGGAACTGGTAAAAGAGTTTCAAGAGAACAAATTATTGAATCTATTGATGCTATTGCAAAATCAATTGAAAAAACAGCGCAATCGATTACACAATCATCTGCTTCTGTTTATGGAACACTGATTACTGCCAATCAGTTACAAGCAGATGTTGCACAAGATCTTAAGGTTAGAAATACTACACTCGAAGATAAACTACAAAAATTAGTTGATGTAATTTCTAATCAAACCCAAGTACAAAAAGATTTTATTGACAAGAAAGAAGATATACAACAAGAAAGTAAATTAGAAGGAAAGAGAGCTGCTGCTGGAGCAGAAACACCAGATGATTTGAGAACAATAGTCAACGAAAGTAGAAGTTTTTCTACCTTTGCTAATGAGCAAGCAATGATGGATCCTTACTTGAGGCAACCACCTGAAGTAAAACCAGTTAATAGCATGGTAAATGATACTGCTTCTATGGAAGCTTATGGTTATCCTAAGGCAGAAAGGGGTGGAATGTTTGGTAAAGGTGGAGTGGAGTTACATGGCACGGAAGCACTGGCATCTGATCGTGGTGTTAAAATTGTATCTGGTCCTGACAGTGGATATCTACATAAAATTGATGAGCCAAGTGAAGTAATTCCAATTGATAATAATTTTACACAAGGACAAAAGAGTGCAGTGACTGGTAAAATAGAACCAAAACCAAAAACTCCCATGATTAATAATATTCAAAAGTTTGAAATGGGTACTAAAAATAATTTTGCTCCTGCAGCTCTCAATATAAACACCGATGCGTCACAACCATTGATAGATGCTATGGAATTAATACCAATGGCTGCTGGAGGTGGTGCTCTTGCTTTGACATCGGAATATGTTAAAGTTTTGGGAGAATCTGCTGGACAAGATATTGCTCCTGAAATGAGTAAACTACAACGTCCTCTCGCTAGTGTATTTGGTTTAAATTCGTCTATTATTACCAAAGCAACAGGAACAAAAACAATAGCTAAGAAAACAGAAGAGGAAGATAAATCTAAAGAAGGTGATGGAGAAAAGAAAAAAGGAATATTTGATAAACTGAAAGAAGGTTTTGGGAAGTTTATGGAACTTCTTGGTAAAAAGATTAATGATGTAGATACTTCAGGTGATGGTGGTGCAGGCGGAGATGGTATGGGTGGTGGTGGAACAGGTGCTGGTGGATCTGGGCAAGATTTTGCTACACTTGCTACGGTAGCTGCACTTGAATCTGGATCTGCTCAAGGAAGAGCTGATGTAGCTCAGTCAGTTTATAATAGATTGGGGGATGGATCATATGGTAGTTCTATTACAGATATTCTTACAAGACAAGGACAATATCAAGTAGCATTTAAAGATCCAAAAGCATCTAGTGGAGCTGGAACACAAATAGCTGATGTATTTAAAAATATAAAAACAGAAGATGATGCAGTGAAAGCAATTATGTACTATTACAAGGCTAGAGGTCAGTCTATTACTGCAGATAGAGCAAGAAAAATGTATCGAGAATCTGCTTCTGCTATTTCCGATCCTAAATTAAGACAAAATGCATCTGCATATGTACAAGGAAGAACAGAATTTCGTGGATATCGTACTGGAACATCTGGAGAAGTTCATCGAGGAGGAAAAAGTGATAATTATTTTTCTGTTCAGTATGGTTCTGGTAAGCAGATAGCAAGAGGAGCAGTGGCTGCCCCATCTGGATTATTTAATAAACCATCTACAACTCCAACAACTTCAATAGCAGGTAATCCACCTGGAGCATTAGCAAATGGACAAAGACCAGATATAATACCATCAGCAGAACAACAAAGAGTTGCTATTGCTGCTAGAGCCGAAGCAGATAGATTGGGATTAAAAGGTAAAGAAAAAGAAAAATTCGTTGCTGAAAAAGTAATGGCAGTTCCGAGTCCTATATTCCAAAGACCATCACAGCAATCAAAAGTGGAAACTCTCGGAGAAATCTCTACAAATCCAAGACAGAATGTTAAACCACAAATTGTTGCATTAAATACTGGTGGAAATACTACTCAGACAGCTGGAGCAGCAACACCACCATCATTAGGTGATAGCACAATTCCATCAGGTAGAAACCCACTAAAAGATTCTGGATTATACATAGGATAATGTCACAGTTACCATACGCAGCAAGTTTTAAAATAAAATCAATTTTAATTTATCAGGTAGAAAGTAATAAGTCATTTGATATAACTGATCTTGCTATAAAATTTGATTACTTTGAGAATATACATTATCCTACTATATCAGCGAGGTTAATGTTAGTTGATAGTGTAGAGAATTTAATTGCATCTTTGCCTATCCAAGGATTTGAAAAGGTAGAGATTACTTTAGAAATGGGTAACAAAGAAACCTATGAATATTCTTTTAGAGTATATAAAATTGATAATAGATTTGGTGCTGACAGATTCCAGACATATACTCTAGGTCTTATATCAACAGAAGCATTATTGAATGAGGGTATTCGTGTAGCGAAAACTTTACGTGGTAAGCCAGATGCTATTGTGCAAGAGATACTACAATCATATCTCAAGACGGAGAAAGAAATTACTGTAGATAAATCTGTCTATAATATGGTCTTCCAACCAGGAAAGAAAAGTCCATTCTCGATCATCAATGCTATCAAAACTAAAGCAGTTCCAGAAGGAACATCGGTGAAGTCAAAAGGTAAATCATCCACAGCAAAATCTGGTAGCAGTGAGGGTGGAGCATCTGATATTGCTGCTACAGATAAAGCAGATTATCAATCAGCTGGTGGCACGGCAGGTTACTTCTTCTATGAAAATAGAGATGGATACTTCTTCAAATCTGTTGATTCGTTATGTTCTTCTGACAAATTTAATGGAGAGAAACCCGTAGCAACATACATTCAAGAGAATGCAAACGTTGGTGGTTCACCTGATAGAAAGATTCTAGATATTGATTTCAATAATGAGATTGATATCATGAGCAAACTTAGAATGGGTGCTTACTCATCTTTAATTTGTTTCTATAACTATAGCACTGGTGCTTATGAAGAATATGTTTACTCACTAGCAAAAGAATATGAAAACATGGGACATATGGGATCACAAAAAGGATTGCCATATGGTCAGAAAGAATTGTCTAAGTATCCCACCAGAATTATGAGTGTTCTTCTTGATCACGAGACATGGTTTGATGGAGAAGAAACTGCATCGCCAGAAGAGAGAGACGGAGCAAATGGAAAAACAAGTGGCTATCCAGATTTTCAAAAGTATTATATATCTCAGTCAATATCTAGATATCATTCACTAGAAAATCAGAAAGTAAATTTAACTGTGACTGGCAATCCAGAATTGAAAGTCGGTGATAAGATAGAGATTTTAATACCAAATCAGATCCCAACAGGTAAAAGAGCACAAGCATTGTATGATAGTGAGCATAGCGGAACGTATTTGATCTCGGAAGTGAACCATGCATTCAGTCCAAAGGATCAGAAATGCACCACCTATCTCACACTAATTAGAGATTCATATGGAAGACAAGATAGTGCTTCCAATGTTAAATAAATAGGTAATAAACCTCCTTTAGTATGGATCCAGTATTAACATCACTATTTCCTGTTCATCAGATTGGTGCTGACGGATTCAATTGGTGGATCGGTCAGATCGAATCAAATAAGAATGACGATCCAAAGAATTCTGGAAGGTATCGAGTAAGGATCGTTGGCCAGCATTTAAAGACGTGTGATGCTACACCAACAGAAGAATTGCCATGGGCAAATGTAGTGATGCCCGTCACAACTCCATGGTCTGATGGTGGTGTTACTGGAGCATCAGTTAATCTCAATCAAGGTAACTGGGTAGTAGGATTTTATCTTGATAATGATAAACAGAAACCAATTATCATGGGTTCTGTTGGTCATACAGCTGGTGCTACGTTACTAAAGAATGTAGAGGAAGATCCATCTCCAGGAGAAACTTGCAAGTCATTTACCACATTCCTTTCTCCTGATAGGGATCCATATAAGCATGAACCTTTACCAGAAAAAGATAAAACAAATGGTACAGTAGAAGCAGCTGCAAATTCTGCTACTGCTGCAGTTAAAGCAACTACCATAGGTCAGGCTGGTCTTCCAGCTAATGCTGTACCAGAAAAACATGCAGCTAATTTTTATGCGTTGTTTGCAGAAAATTCAGAAACAAATCCTAATGGTGCTAAGATTTGTGTAGAAATTGCTGATCCAAAATGTGGATCTGAATCTGATTTAAAGGGAGGATTGACTAACATTCTTGGTGGTATGCTAGCTGCTAATCAACAATCAGGTGGACAACTTGGGGATTTTTATGTTAGTAAAGTTAGTGGGGAACTAACAAGATATTTGGATGTAGGTAGATACCACGCTAACAGAGCTATTAGATTAGTTAAAAGCTTTATTGCTAGAGTTAAAGGTGAGCTAATTAAACTCATTAGACAGGGAGTAGATTTCTTAATTGAAAATGCATTGACAGTAGAAGCTGCAGCAACAGATGCACTGGGGAATGTAAACACTGGTCCTGTAGCACCTGATCTTGGCATTGAACCTTTCCAACCAATTGTAAAAAAAGAATCTAGATTAAAATCTATTCAAGAATTTTTAGATAAAACATTAGCAGAACTTGGATGCAGCATTGAAGATATTACGGATAGAATTGCTCAGTGGTTAACTGATTTATTACTTGGCTTCTTAATGGATGCATTTAATGCTGCTACTTGCTTAGTAGATACTTTAGTTAATGGTATTATAAATCAGATTGTTTCGCTACTCGAAACATTAATTTCTAGTATTCTGGGACCACTGCAAGCAATTCTTTCTATTGCAGCAGCACCTTTAAATTTAATTGGCTCTGCAATTAATACTGTATTAGGTTTGCTTGGTATTTCTTGTGATGGTCCAGCAGAACAATGTCAAAAAATTAAAAAGGAATGCACTGAATGTGACACCGAAGAGACGGAAGATTGGTTGGATAAATTAATTAATCAAATTGAAGATGGAGAATCTGCTGGTGATTCTGTTTGTTCTGATGCAAAGAAGTTCCCTACAATCAGAAAAACAAATGTAGTTGCTGTTGGTGGTGTATTTACTCCAGCTCCTGGCTCTAATATTCCTGGCACTACAACTACTGGACCTTCTGGAGGAACGACTAGCACTCCTGGCTCTGGTGGTGGAATAACACTAAGTACAGTTAATAGTATTTCTTATAGCTGTTCTGATATTACGGTTACTGAGGGTAATTTTGCTGTGTTTAATATAACTAGAGCTGGTAATACATTGTTCACATCAAGTTTGTCTTATACTATCACTGATTTAACAGCAAAATATAATGAAGATTATACTGGTGTCGTAGTTGGTACAGTAGGATTTGCTAGAGGAGAAAGATCAAAAACTATTCAGATTAGAACTTTTAGAGATAGAAAAACGGAAGGCGTTGAAGAATTTCAGCTTGTATTAGTACCAGCATCTACTCCTGCTGGAATTACACCTAGATTTCCCAATGGAAATACATTTAAGTGTGCTATTACTGACTTTAAAAATAATAATTACGGTCCAGTTGTTGGATCTACTCCATCCATACCACCTCAAACAACAACAGTAGTTCCTGTAACACCAATTACATTAAGTCCATCAACAAATCCGTTGAGGAAAACATATAAAATATCATCAGACAAATCTTACTATTATAATGGTGAAGTTATCACGTTTACAATTAATACTACAAATGTGGCTAACAATACTGTATTAAGCTATGAAGTTGATGGCTCTATTAATGCTGCTGACGTTGCAGAAAGTTTAACAGGTCAAGTTACTATAGTAAACAATACTGCTACATTAAAATTTACTACAGTTGATGATACAGATGCAACAAATGAAACATTAACTTTAAGTTTACTCAATACTCCAGCATTCAAAACAGTTTCTATTATTGCAGATAGTATTCCAACATATGATGTTATAGCTGATAGAACTGTTGCTGAAGAGGGTAACAAGATTACATATACTATTACTACAGCTAATGTGGCTAATGGCACTATATTAAATTATACTTTATCTGGTGGAATAGATCGTTTAGATATCATTGGATATAGTTTAACAGGTTCATTTGAAATTCAAAACGATAAAGCAACAGTAGAAATTCAGTTAACTAAAGATGGAACAATAGAACAAAGTGAATTGCTTACATTTACTATTGATAACACAACAGCTTCAGTTGATGTTATTGTTCTACCTGACATACAAATTTTAACAGACCCAGATTTAACTAGAGTAACTGTAACCACTGACAAATTAAATTATGATGAAGGAGAAACTATAACTTACACAATTACTACTAATAATATACCAGATGGAACTGTATTCCAATATTCTTTATTTGGGGAGTCAATTACTCCATCTGATATTTCTGGTGGATCTTTGTATGGTACATTCACAATCTTAAACAACCAAGCAAAGGTTTATGTTGGTATTGAAGATGATACTCAAATAGAAAAGGATGAGACATTAACATTTAGTGTTAATGGAACTGGAGCATCAGCTCAGGTTATTATTAATACAGATCCTAGTGATGAGATAGAAGATGATCCAGATATCGCAGTTCCTTGCGTAACTCCACCAACATTTGGAACACCAATCACCGATGCAAAAGGATCGATCATTAGTATTCCTATTGTGGAAAGAGGATGCCCATACCAAACACCACCAACTATTATTATTTCTGGTAATGGATATGGTTCTAGAGCTATTCCTTTACTTGATGATAAAGGTTATGTTACTGAAGTTAGATTAACAAAGACAGGAACTAATTACCTGAAGAATCTACCAGATCCTAATCTCCGTTGTGTTATTGATTCATTTACATTATTGAATCCAGGAAGAGATTATACTTCTGCTCCTAAAGTAATCATCAATGGAGAAAAAGATCTTGCAGAAGCATTGGTAAATAGTGATGGTTACGTTTATAGTGTAAGAATACTTGATAGATCTAAAGAGTATTACGAAATTCCATCTATCATTATCCAAGGTGGTGGTGGATCTGGAGCTAGAGTCCTTCCTAATATTGTTTGTAAGGATCCTCTCGAACTTGAAAGTATTGGTTATGCTAAGATTGGAACAGGTAAGTATATTGATTGCCCATAATGTCATTAACTAATAAACCAGTATCGGAAGATACAGCAACAAAACTATCAGGTAACGTTCCTAAAGGTGAAGGTGAATATTCTGGACAGTATGGTGGTCCAGTAATAGATGCTTTCATGGAAATGGGAGCTGCATCTATTGCTAGCTATAAATTTCCAGATGGTTCGGATGGATTTGCTATCTTTTCTAAGTCTTGGGCATTCCATGTAGATAACAATAACAATTTTATCTTTACTGCTGGTCCTCCATCTCAAGGTGGTTGTGGTGGTAAATTAATTCAAAAAAGCGAAGCAATTGTTCAAAAAACAGGATCAGTTTCTACTCATGTTACTGGTAGAAAAGATGATGGTGTTGCAAAACAAGAAGTAAAAGATGGTGGTATAGAAGAAACAAAACTACCTGCATATTCACTTAAAGTTGAAGGAGATATTCTTCTAGAATCAGTTGGGGGTGAAGTTGCTATTAAGGGTGATAATATTACACTTAACGCACTTAATACTCTTAACTTAAAATCTGGTAAAGATATTAACATTCAAGCTGGAGATCAAAGTGGCAAGATCACAATGAACTGTAGTAAGTTTGATCTCAATGCTGCATTTTTCAATAAAAATATATCTGGTGGTGAATACTCAAAGGGTTCTGGAGAAACACAGGTAGAACAATACAATCCAGGAGCAACAAATGAAATAGCAACTCCAGGTAGTATTAAATATACAGTTAATGGTGATTATGAAGTAGGTGTTACGGGTGACTATAAACAAATTGTAAATGGTCACTATAGTATTTCAGTTGATAAAGATTTTGCTACATCAGTTAAAGGTGATTACTCTATGAAGGTAGAGGGCAAAGCAAAATCTGTATTCAGTGGTATCAACAAAACATCTGCACAAAAAGAAACATATATTCTTGAGGTTGGCGCAGCTGCAAAAGAAATTCCTTCTTACTTTATTACTTCTGGTTCTGGTGTTAAGATTGAAACATTAACTGATGGATTCTTACTTGAAACAGCAAAGCAAGCAAGTAAATTTGGGTCACAGCTGACGCTAAGGGTGTGACAGTTAAAGGAACGGCTATCTATTTGAACTAGGGGTTGACAAGCCAGCCATCTCGTGCTATACTAAATAAGTACAAGGGTCGAGGCAGTCGAATGACTATTCCAAATTGGCAACACCACAGCAAGAAAGAACAGAAGCGACACCTCAAGCCTCAAGCTTTACGTGACGCTAGGAAGCGCAGACAAGCACTAAAAAATCGCTTGACAGCAACGGGTCGAATATGATACGATAGGTTCGTATCAATTCATGGGACTGTCGCCTATTGGTTAAGGCCCACTGCTTATAACGGTGTGAACTGTGTTCAATTCACAGCAGTCCTACTTGTTGCTGGTTTAGCTCTCTGGCGAAAGCACCGAACTCATAATTCGACTAAGGTGGGTTCGATCCCCACAACCAGCACTTGACAATCTCAGCAATCCATGCTATGATTGTCTCATACCACGGGGATGTGGTGGAAGTGGTAGACACACCAGACTTAAAATCTGTTGGGAGCAATCCCGTGGGGGTTCAAGTCCCCCCGTCCCTATTCTCACACTAAATATATTGTGTGGGATTTAACACATGAAATACAAGTACACCCTATCTCAACAATATTGTTTTTACATGGGGGAAGTTGTGCGTATGTATTTCATACAAGGTATGCCATATACCTTTGACGAACTACCTCAAATAGTTCAAGATCATCCTTCTGTACAAGCAGAAGCACTACAACATCCAGATTATGATGATGAATGGCTTTATATGGCATCAAATTATTTGATGACAGAAGCAGCTCATCCTCTTATGTTTGATATTGAAGTTGACAATCCAGATTTATTACCAAAAGATGATTGAAGAATTCAAAGAACTTTTAGTTGGCAAATTTGAAAACAAACTTCAGGCTTTTAAAAATCCAAGTAAGTTTGCTTATATCAGAATTACTCATGTTGATATTGGTGATGGTCTTTACTACGGTGAACAAGCATACAACTATAATTTAAAATCTCCTTATCGTCAGTTTATTCTTGAACCTATTCAAGAAGAAAATCAAATTCGTATTCTTAACTACGAAGTTGAAGATAAGAATCAATTTAAAAATTGTCAAAACCTTGACAAGATTAATAGAAGTATGCTAAAATTAAAGAGTGGTTGTGACGTAGTTGTGACTAAAGATCAAGATTCATTTAAAGGTGGTCTTACTGGTTGTGAATGTTATGTAGATTGGATGGGTAGAAATACTTATCTTCAAAATCAAATTGAATTGAACTCTACTCATTATTATGTAATTGACAAAGGATTTTGTGCAGAACACAATCATCAAATTTGGGGTTCTAAATATGGTAGATTTGAATTTGCAAGAATGCCACTTTAGCTCAGCTGGATAGAGCAACGGTTTTGTAAACCGTAGGTCGTCGGTTCAAGTCCGACATGTGGCTTCCGCTATTTCATGCGCTGGAAAGATAAACCAGAATGCCGTTATAGCGTCGGGGTGGGCACTGTCCACCCCATCTCCTCTGGTAGTCTATTGGTAAGGACGGGTGGACAACACACATGGAAACTAGGTTCGATTCCTAGACAGAGGTAACAAGTCGATGTGGCGGAATTGGTAGACGCACTGGGTTTAGGTTCCAGTGTCTTCGGACGTGGAGGTTCAAGTCCTCTCATCGACATTGAATTTGGTTTTTCCAAATTCAACTTTTAAATCCACGAAACGGGGAAAAAATTCTCCGCCAAAAAATAGCCAAAAAAGTTGAGGTAAAAAAATGACGTTACTTTCAAAGAAAGATCACGAAATGGTTATCGAAGCACTTGAGGCATTAATTGAGCAAAAAGATGAAGATAATCGTTTTGAATATATGAATCTTTTGCAGTGGGTTAAAATTAAATCAAAAGATAGCTTTTGATTATATTGCTCAGTAGCTCAGCGGTAGAGCGGACGACTGTTAATCGTTTGGTCGCTGGTTCGATCCCAGCCTGAGCAGTTGGCGAAGGGGGGTTTTATTGTATAAATACATTCAAGAAGAAAACACGCAGCCCAGGGTTTCGGTAATTATGGCTCTTACAAGACTTGATAACCTTTACTCAAGTAAGACAGGAAAATATCTATATGTTTCGCCTGATGACTTTAATGCAACAGACGAACTAGACAATAGAGGTAATTCACCTCTAAGACCATTTAAAACAATTCAAAGAGCCTTTCTTGAAGTAGCAAGATTCTCGTATCTTCCAGGTAAAGATAACGATAGATTCGACCAGTTTAGCATCATGTTGATGCCTGGTGATCACTATATTGATAACCGTCCTGGTCTTGTTGACCTTGATGATTCTGATAGACAGCGTTATTTTGATGCCAGAAATCTCATCAATGCCAATAGAGATGAGATTGTTGATAGAGCGTTTGCTCAAATCATGCTTGATTATCGTGAAGATCTCTGGGGAACTAATTGGGTTGTTCCTGGTGATGATGTAACTGATGAATTTTCACGTTATAAAGATGCATATCGTCTAATTCAAAAAAATAGACAACAAATTATTGATACTGCTTATGCAGAAATTGCTATTCAGCATCCTACATTTGTAAACCCAAATCCAGTAAAGTGCCAAAGAGATATTGGATACTTTATTGATGCAGTTTCTCTTGATATTTCTCTTGGTGGTGCTAATAAGTACACCAGAAAATTCCTACAAAATTACTTCTCTGGCAACACTTGGAAATCTAACACTCTTGAAGGAGAAGAGGTAGAATCCAATACTGCATTTACTAAAGCATCTGCTTTGATGAAGCAAGCAGTTGCTAATCAACTAGTTTATAAGGATCTTACTATTACTCCAGATCCTTCATATGGATCGAATACAAATCCAGGAGTTTGTGGTAACGTTCAAACAGCTATTGATACCCTTAAAATTTTAGTAACTTCATATGTTACTCAGGGTAATATCGATGATCTTGATACAGAAGCACCAGAAACAGTTCCAGAAGCTGGTGCTGGAATGTCTAAGTGTAAGCGTGATATTGGCTATATTGTAGATGCTGTTGCTTCTGATATCGGTAATGGTGGTAATGCTAGTGTCATTGCTGCAACTAAAGCATATTTTAATGCAAATGGTACTCCAATTTCCAATGGATTAGTTGGTGAAGTAACTCAATCCGTTATTGCATTTAATTCTGCCAAGCTAATGATGCAGAAGGCAGTAACAAATCAGCTATATGTTAAAGATTTAACATTATCTGAAGGTCCAGCTGATTATTCTGCTGGTGGTGCTGCAATTCCAAATCTACCATCAGGAAATCCAGCAACTTGTGTTGATGTACAAGCATCTATTGCAACTCTAGTTAACATTATTACTTCTTCAATTGAAGATGGTAATTTAGATGGTCTTGCTGATCTAGAAATTAGTGGTGATATTCCTGTATTCTATTTTGATCAGGCAAAGCAAGAATGGAATGATCAATCAGTATTGGATCTTTCCAACCCAGATAACGTACTATATAAGTTCAATGCTTCTACGGGTGGTGCTATCGTACCTAGAGGCTGTTCACTCGTTGGTTATGACCTTCGTAGAACTATTGTACGTCCTCTTTATGTTCCAGATCCTGCTGACGGAACACAAGGAAGAACATCAATCTTTAATCTAACTGGTGGTTGCTATATTTGGCAGTTTACTATCAAAGATGGTGATCTATCAGAAAATTCACCTCTATATGATGCAAATGATAGAGTTGGTAAAGTATATTTCCAGAAGGGTAACAATAGTCAGCTAGCGATTCCTGAGTATTCGCACCATAAGATTACAATTATGGAATATGCGGAGGACTTTGAACTTGAAAAGTATTACCAGAAAGTTGGTAAGGCGTTCTCTCTATTCCAGCCAACAATTGATAATGGCGATTTTGAAGCACTTCCTCAAGAAAATAGAATTGTTGGACCTCTTTCTGATACCAGAAGCATTGTAAATCTACGTCTTGTTTCACAATCACAATCTGGTGGAAGAGATAAAACTCTTATTGAAGCTACCACAAAAATTCCTCACGGATATTTTGTGGGCCAATCTATTGCAATTATTGATACTCAAATAAGCGATCTTTTAAATGGAACTTTTAAGGTTGCTGCAGTTGATGATACAGATCCAAAGAAATTCCGTTACGAGGTAGAAGCAACTCCTACTATTCTTGGTCTTGAAATTAATGCTGAAGGATATGATGCTGGATCAACCCCAGCATTAAGTGTCAACTGTAGAGCACAAGCAGAAATTGACTCTGTAGAATCTGCATCACCATATGTCTTCAACTGCTCAATCAGATCCACCTGGGGTCTCTGTGGCATGTGGGCAGATGGTGCTAAGGCAACTGGTTTCCGTTCGATGGTTGTTGCACAGTATACTGGTGTTTCTCTGCAGAAAGATGACCGTGCTTTCATCCGTTACGACGAATTTAGCAACACATGGAACCAAGCATCACTAACTGATGCTTTTGCTACTGTTCCTTATCACACCAAGGGCGATGCTTATTGGAAGGATGACTGGAGAAACTTCCACATTCGTGCTTCTAATGATGCATTCATTCAGTGCGTTTCGGTCTTCGCTGTTGGATTCTTTGATCACTTCTTGATGGAGTCTGGTGGTGACATGTCCATCACCAACTCTAACTCAAACTTCGGTAACACTTCTCTACACGCTATTGGTCATAAAGGATTTGCTTTTAACCAAGATAAAGGTGGTTATATTACTGATATTATTCCTGTCAAGGAAATTGATGATAGTGCTTTCAATCAAGAAGATCAAAAGTATTATTCTATTGCTATTCAACCAACCAAAGACCCTTCAAATAAGACAAAATTATACTACGGCACAGACGAAGCATATAATCCTTTCTTAAAGCCAGCTACATCTATTAATGGTTATAGATTGGGTGCTAAAACTAATGAAAAGTTATTTGTAAAAATTAAATCAAGTGTAGGAACGACTATTCCATTTGAAAGCACTGTTTCTCCATCTGGATTTAAGCGTTATACAGTTGCTTTACAAACATTAAACCCAGATGGTATTGTTATCAACAATTTAGCACAAGATGCTGCTAATTTAATTGAAGATAATAAGGCATTTATTCAAAAAGAAGCATATGGATATATTACAGCAAAATATCCAGATCTTTTAACAAATACTAATATTACTATTTCAAAGTGTGAAAGAGATATTGGTTATTTTGTTGATGCTGTAGTTTCTGACCTAAGATTAGGTGGAAATATTAATACAATTCAAGCAGCGGAAGGTTATTATGTTGGTGGTCAGCTTGCATATATTCAAAATGAACTTAATGAATCGTTAGAAGCATACGATTATGTTAAGAATTTGTGCATTTCTGCGATGAGAAACTTTGATTATCTCATCCGTAATTGCACTACTATTGCTGGCTCTGCTATTGTTGATATTGGAGATACTACTGGTATTGTTATTGGTATGAAAGCTACTCAATATGAGTATAATACTACCAATTTTACTAATGGTAAATTAAACACAAATGCAACTCCAATTACATCTGCAATTCCATCTGGTGCTTATGTAAAAAGAATTATTGATAGCTCAAGAATTGAATTAGGTGTTCAAGGAAGCTATTTGAATACAGGAACTACGGTAACAGCTAATATTTCTACTGGATCTGCATATATTTACTTTGAACTTCCTAAAACAGCAAGTTTAACTGATAACGAAAATCTTCTTTCTGGTGTTTGGTCATCAGTAAATGCTAAGCGTGATCCAACAGTAATTCAAGATGCTACAGCATGGGAAATTAGTGATCCTGATGGATATCCAGAGTGCAGTGGAGTTGCTACTACTATTATTGGCTATTTTACTAATATTTCTCTAATTTTAAGTCAGGGACTTACTCCAGTTGGTGGTAGATGGGTAGACGCATCAAATCTTATTTTAGCCAACAAGAATTTAATTGCTAATGAAGCAGTTGCTAGAATGTTAGCAGCAAATCCAGGATTCTCTGTTCCTGGTGGTAATCAAAATTGTATTGATGATGTATTACAAATTATCGATGCTTTAGCATTTAACGTAAAATATGGTAGCAATAATAGAATTTATGATGCTGCAAAAATTTATGTAGAACAACCAAATCTTCTATCTGGAGAAAGAGAACAATCAGTAGAAGTATATCTTGAAGTTAGAAATATGGCTATCCAAGCCATGAGAAATGAAACAATCAATATACAAGGATCTCATGGTTTAACCCAAACTATTGATAATAGTGTACTACTTGAGTATGATGGAAATGGTAATTTAGTAACACCAGCTTGTGCTGATGTAGCTAGTGCTATTACTACACTAATGGCAATTATTACGAATGCTATTGGTACAGAAGCAGATCCAGGTGATTTAATCGGTATTGTTAGAACTGCTCCTACATTTACTAATATTACTAGAGTAGAGCCTGTTCTTGATACAGCAAACCTTGCCGCAAGATCAACCATCTTTACCGTAAATACTGGTCAAGGTTCTTCTAACCCTCATAATTTTGAAACTGGAACTCCAGTTCGTCTCGTTCCTAAGGCAAGAGAGGGTACAAATCCTGACAAGAGAGTTATTAGACTTCCCAGAGGATTTGAAACAAATACAATTTATTATGTAATTGCTCCTGGTAGAAAAACAACCCCAGAAGACTATTCAAATTCTGCTAAGTATCAAGATATTTTCACTGCAGATGCTTCAACTCGTTTGATGCTTGCATCTACTAAAGAAAATGCTGCTGCTGGTATTTACATCTATTCATCTGAAACTGATGCAATTGATCCAGATGTTCAGATTGAATTGCAACAATATGTATTAGATGACAGTTATGATCTACATCAATATTTGTGTAATTTTGCAACTGGTCAAACTGATGTAATCCAAACCGATGTTCCACATATCTTTGATGTTCCAGGATCTATAAACACAGTTCATAAAGTATTCTTTAGAACTTTCGGAGATCCCAATGAGTCGGAACTTCCTCAAATCTCTTCTGGAGGAACGAATGCTGAGGTAGATCCTAATAGATATTACTACGTTAGATATGTAACTAATAAGACTTTTGCTGTATTTGAAACTGCTGCTCAAGCTATTGCTGGAACACCAAGAATTACATTTACTCCAGGATTTGGACAAAATTTCTATGTATTCTCCGACAAGAGAGAAAGCCCAGTAAGATTTGATGCAGCACTTCAAAATGACGACACTTCAACTGGACAATGGTATGTTAATGTATTAGATGAAACATCAAGTACTAATAATATTATTGCTAGATTCCAAGAGCTTGGTGATACATTAAAAGATAGTAGAAGTAAAAATACTTTCTTCACACGTCTTGTCGATAATAGAGAAAAAGAAGATAGAATTTATCGTTTACGTTATGTAATTCCACAATATGCTGATGGTGTTCGTGATCCATTAAATGGATTTGTACTAAAAGCAAGAACTGATACAACAAGAAAACTTCTTCCTCAGCGTATTGTTTTAAGTCCAGTATCTTCTGGCTCCCCAGATCTTGCTTATTTTGAAATTCAACTTCCAACAGAAGCTGGTGGAACTATTGCACAACAGCTTGGATTACCAAAGAGTCAATTAGATCCAAACTTCTCTTATGATCCATATAATGTTAATAGTGTAAAAATTGTATCTAGTGACAAAACTTCTAGTAAAGTTTCATTTAGTATTCAGTCTGCTAGACAAGTAAATGTAAATGGTGATAATTTATTAGAATTAACTGTATTTGATCATACGATTACTAATGATGCCTTAAAAAATGAAACTTTCGTAACAGTTAAAATCGAAGCACCACAAGAAGGTACATTTAGAGCTACTGAAGGATTCAATACCATTATTTGGAATGGAAACTCTTCTGGATCTGCTACAATTCAGGCATACTTCAATGTTCCTGAAACAAATGAGCATTATTTAATTTTAAGAGCTGTAACTGGTTCTATCAATTACAATCCATTAATTGATACCGTATTCTATCAACCACTACTTGATGTAAATAATGATCCTGTGCTTGATAATCAAAATCAACCAGTGCAGATTTATGCCAAGCTAATCAAAAAGCCAAATAGTGTTGGTAGTCCAAATGAATCTAAGAGTAAGTCAGAAAAAGCTGATTACTTATACAGCAACAAAGATGCTAATGTCTTAACTGTAACCCCTGGTGATATTATTGAGGATGACGATGCTACTCAGTATAGAGTTATTTCTGTTGAAGATTCTGGAGAAATTGAAGATTCATTCTATATCTTTGATATCAATGAAATTCAAAGAAGAATTCCAAATCAACAGGAAGGTGTTTACTATTTAACTTGTGTTAAGGGTAATGTTTCTCCATTCCCAGTTGGAGCTGGTGTTGGTACAAACTTCAGAAACTTTAAGTTCTCTCAACCAATTTCACAACTATATCCACTTGATTACAAAAATGATCCATTATGGTTCCAAATTAGACCAGATGGTTCTAGAGACACCACATTAACAGATGTTCCTGCTACTATTTGTGCTGCTGATAATTATGTTCATGGTTTGGTAAGAACTAATGATTATAAGAATAGTGAAACTAAAGAAGTTGTTCTAGATTTAGTTAATAATCCAGCACTTGATCGTTATGATTATACTGGATTAATTTCGGCACAATCTGGTAATGCAACCTCTGGGTCTGAAGATCGTAAGATTTCAATTGCTGGAAATTCAGTATATCCAACAGAAGGTAGATTATATGTAGAACTTCGTCGTCCATCTATTGCTCGTTCTGGTAACCACACGTTTGAATATCTTGGTTTCGGTCCTGGTAACTACTCAACTGGTTTCCCACTACGTCAAGAAGTTGTTCTTTCTGATATTCAAGATTTCTATGCTCAATCTAAGCGTGAAGATGGTGGTATTGTATTCTACACTGGTCTAAACTCTAATGGAGATCTTTACATTGGTAACAGAAAGATCAATGCCATTACTGGCGAAGAAACTTTCCTAGAAAGAGCTGAACTTATTTCTTCTGATGATGACGGTGGAGATCTTGGTAATCTTGTTACTACATTTGAACTTCCAGTTGTATTTGAAAGAGACATTACCGTTGATGGCGATGCTACATTCAACAATCCAGTAACAATTAATGTAGAGCCAAATGAACCAAATGCATTAACTGTTATCTCTAATATTGACGCAAACTCAGGCGAAGATACTTCACTTGATAGTGCTACATTTGCTTTAAGCACCATCGAATCTGAAGGTAACATTACACTTCATAAGAATAAAATCTATGCTGGTGTATATGCATTTAACCCAAGAGGAAGTGTAACTATTCCTGGTCAAAATTATAGCATTAGAACTCATGCAGACCAAACAAATGGCAATTTACCTTCAAATATTACTCCAAATCAAACAAATGGAAGTTTAGGTAAGCAAGTACAATATGGTCAGAAATCACCAAAAGCTGGTGATATCTTACTAAAAGGTGTTGAAGTTGGTAAGTCTGGATCATTAGGATGGATATTTGCTAATTTCTATACAAATAAAACATCTAATGTATTTACTGTAAGAGCTGATGGTAACTTATCAGTAACCTTTACAATGCAAATTGGTATTTCGCCTACCGATATTGGTATTGCTCAAGGAACTGAAGTTAAATTTACTGGATTTAGTGGTAGATTCCAACCAGTAAATGGAGTTAGAACTGTTTCTGCAGTAACTGCAACTACATTTACTATCAATACACAAGTTATTGTAGCACAAAGTCCAGATGATCCAACACGTTTAGATCAAGAACAAACTAATGCATTGATTGAGGTTTCTTCTGTACAGTGGAAAGAAGTTGGTGTTCTTGGAGCAGAAGCATTAAGAACAAATACGGATAATTATGGCGACTTTAGACTAGGTATTAATACTTTTGCAAGAGCTGATCACATTGATCGCTTGAATGGATTTGTTTCCGCAGCTACTCAGCCAAGAGCAAATCTTGATATTGTTGGTACTGCATTTGTAAGTGGTAAGACACTCACAACTTCGCCAGTTAATAGCTTTGTTTCAAATCCAACTGCAGCAAATAGAGTATTTAATAACGTAGGAAATGCATTCTTAGTTGGTGGTGATAGTGTAAATCCAGATTCAAATGCAACTTTACGTGTTGCTACTACTAATAATGGTAGAGTTGGTATTAACACAAATCTAGGAAATCTAGATAGAACATTTGTTGTTTATGGTGATGCTAGAATTACAGATGAAGTAAGATTACAAAAGAATCTTGAGGTAAATGGTGGTAATATAACTACTACACAATCATCATTCAATTTAGCAGTTACTAATGCAACTTCTGCCGCTGCATTTAGTGTTGCTAGAAATATTTCATTGGGTACACTTGTAAGTGCAGATCAGGTTATTACTCTAGGTATTAATCCAAGTTCACAGCAAGTTAATATTGGTACATTTACTCCAGATGGAGAATTTAATGTACACAGCAATGGATCAAAATCCATTATGAATTTGGGCACATCAAATAATACAAGTACAGCAAGTATTAGTGTTATTACTATTGGTGGTGCATTTGCAAAGAATTCAAACTCTAAAGAAGATGGTTCTGTATTCAATGTAAAAAATAGATATACAGAATTAGATGGTGATTTATCAATTGGTACTGGATTAGTAACAGGTACTGGAATTGCTAGATTGCAGTCTAATGCGTTGCAAGTTGAGATGTTTACGGTAAACACCTCAAGATTAAACTTTGCAACTGGTGTTGGTAGATTAAGCATTGGTTCCAAAGGTGGAACAACAACGATTAATAACTCATTAGTTGTTGAAGCAAATACTACCATGAAGGGTGATGTAACTCATCTAGGTGGTTTAAATGCTGGTCAATACCAAATTAGAAGAGGTTCTTTTGCAACTCCAACTTCAGCTCATGTAAGAGGAAGTATTGATAATACTAACATTGACTTCTTCTCAAGAGTAACAATTGATAGAACAATTGATACCCAAGGTGCTGCTGTTTGGTCTGGTGCAGAATTTTTGGTTGATTCCAATGATCCAACAGAATACTATCTACCAATCGGTCAGGTTAGCACAAATATTCAATTTGAAGTTGGTGCTTATCTATTAATTGATAGATCAGTTCAGGTTGATCAGCAAAACACTATAATTTCTCCAGTTGGAGAACAATACAGTGAGTTATTATTAGTTACAGAGTTAACTAACTTGAATAACGTTTCTGATCTTCCACTACGTATTAAAGTTAAGAGGGCAAGAAACCGTCTTGATCAAAATGGTAATATGATTGTAGATGGTGCATCACCATCTGGCTATAAGTATCTAAGAAATGATCACCCAGATAACGCTAAGATTATTAGATATAATCTTTCGGAAGATGTTAGCTTTATTGATAACGCTAATGGTCTTGCTAATGGCATTACTGGTGCATTAGAAAATCTTTCAACTGGAGTATTCAGTGGAACAATTAAACAAGGTGATATCTTCAGACTGAGTGATTCTGAACTTACTTTCATTAATCAAATTAATGTCACCTCACCTCAAAGATTTGTTATTAATGATGGAGGAACACCATCAGTTGATGTGTTTACAGTAGATTCTACTACTGGTGACACAGAAATTCTAGGTAATCTTAGTGTTTATAAAGATATTCGTTTACTTGGTTCAAATACAGAAAATAATCAAAGATTGATTATTAGAGATCAAAGTAATAATGATAGATTTGTAGTTGATAGTGCTACAGGTAAAACATATATCTTCGGAAATTTAAATGTTGGAAATTCTACAAATTATAATAGATTATTTGTTGATTCTTCCAGTGGAGATACTACAATTAGAGGTGGTGATCTATTAATCACTGCTGATAATATTGATAATACTAAATTATTCTTACATAATGGTACTGGTAACTTAACAATAAGTGGACTATTTACATCACAAACTACTTCTGGTGAAAACGTATTTAATACTGACCTTAAAGTTAATGGTAATAACTTAACATTCAACAAAGTATTAAATATCGGTGGTGAAGATACTGAAGTTAATCTATTCAAAGTTCGCTGGATTGAGCAAGCTACAAATAGACCTTCAGGTGGTGCAATTGATTTTGCTGGACAGCAAGGATTCTTTACACAAACTGGAGCTAGAAAGTGGCAATACATACAGGCTGGACAAGATGTTGTAACAGTACAATCTAATGTTAACTATTTTGTTTCACCTACAGCTACTACTGTGCTTAAATTACCTTCTAATCCTCTTACTGGAGATACAATTAGAGTCGTTGATGTTGGCGGAAACTTAACATATAATGTATCATTGAAGTTTAGAGCACCATCTGGTATTGCAATTCAAGGTGATACAACTAATTCTGGAGGAACACCAGATCCAGGAACTACATATAATGGGGGAGAACTAGTAGTTCAAACTCCAAATGCTGGATTAGGACTTGTATACGTTGGACCTGTTAATTATGATGGAACGTCTACTGGTGCTCCAGCATCGCAACAAGGTTGGTGGTTAATGGAAATCTAATATGGCAGATTACGGAGCTATCAGAACAATGAAAGGGTTGCCCATTGGGTCGGTGCAACCCTGGGTTGGACCTCTAACACAAATACCAAAAGGTTGGTTGTTAGCCAATGGAGCAGAATTGCAAGCAAGAGAATATCCTTTGCTTGCTAGAGTTTTAAAAGACACTTATGGTGGAGTAAATTTTTCTGGTGGATTTCCAAATTATGCAGGAACATTTAGATTACCTCCAACTAATCAAAAAGGATTAGCTGATATTAATATTTCTTATTTTAGTAACGATCCATTGTTAAGAAATAACAAAATGGATACAACTAAAGCTGCTGCTATAGTTCAACAATATATTGGAGATATTGGAGATCTTGGTACTCCATCTACAATATTTGCAAATACTGATATGAATTTTACATATGAGCCAGATCCAGATGGCGTTATTTTAACATTTCAATATACTGGCAATGCTCCAACCACAACAACTGCTCAAAGATATGAGTCTACTGAATTAACAATATCAAGTAATGGTAATGGAACAAATGCAACATTTCAAGTAGTTCAAAATACAAATTTAACATATTCAGTTAAAATCATTAGTAGAGGTCAAGATTTTGCTCAAGGTGAAGTTATTACTATATTGGGAACATCATTCACAAAAGGAACAGCTGCTGGAACAACACCAGCTAATGATATTACAATAACTGTTCAATCAACTGGAGATGGTTTTTTTGATGGTAGAATTGAAGGTCAATCAGTAATTCCTGGATTTGGTATTAAATCTGTTTATGTCGTTGGAAGAAAATTATCTAGAGAACATTTTCCTGCACATTTTCATCCAGGTCCAGAAGGAGGATATACTACAATCAACAAAGGAGATTCTGGAGATAATCCTGGTTTAGGTGTTGGTGTGTTTGATACGCCAGAAATAAGTTTAATCAGTTATTGGTATAGAAGAGTTCCATGTGAATTCGGTTCTCTTCAGTGTGATCCAGATGAAAGGAGACAGAACAGATCAACTCCTAAAAGTGTAGAAATAAGATGGGGAAGTGAAACTGGTCCGACTACAGAAGGACTAGATAATGTAGTTAGTGGAGCAGGAATGGTACAACCATTTGCTATAGGTGCTGGAAGATATGCACTAGCTTCTATTGAAGGTTCTATTCCCATTAGAAATCATAGACCAGAAAGAAGTTCTATTGATAGACATGGAGTTGGAAAATCTTGGTTCAATCAAGCTAAAAAATTGAGAGTAACTGATAGTATTACAAGTTCAGGAACTCCATATTTGACTAGTTTAATTAGTGATAGTAAATTAATTGCTGGAACATCTAGAATTCCATTTTCGGATGAAGCTAATGCTGTTTCTGCACCAAACTATGATAATGGGGGAGGTGGTGCATCAAATGGTTTAAGTGATGGTGTTGTTAGTCCTCCAACTCAAGTATTATTTAATAGTGCAGCAGTTGATTATAATGTTACACAAAATCAAGGTGGTAATGTAGTTAGAACAATACAACCACATGATCATGGTTCGGAATTCAATATCAGTTATAACGGCGATGCAATATCACTCACCCCAAGAATTTCTGCAAAAGTACAACCAGTAGTTACTCCAGATAATGTAGAAAATGCATTTCAAATGACATTTACTGTAACCTCACCTTCACTTTCTTGTATTCATTTAGTAAGAGCTTATTAAAAATGACTGTTTACTATTCAAAACAAAGAGCAAAATTTGGTGGAGTTACTGGAACTATTATTCCATATCCAATTGCATTATCCGATAGCGTAAAAGAAAATTTTCTTCCAGCTGGATTTTTAAAATGTGATGGCTCTATCTTAAAAGCATCAGTATATCCAGCTTTAGCAAGAACTATAGGTGTAGGAGCTAATTGTAGATTTGCAAAAGATCCTAATGATATTGGTGCCGATGAAATACAACTACCAGATTTGGGATCAAAATATATTAGAGCTTCTTCTTCATCTGGACAATATTTAAATACAACATTAGAACAAGATCCAACAATTACTAAAGTTGGCACTGAAGTTGAAGTTATTTCTTTGGTTGGAGATACTACAGAAATTTCATACTCTGGTTATTTTGAAGTTTTGGGTAAAAATAACATAAGTTTTATCGGAACTCCAGTTTTTGAAACTGATACTGGATTTACTTTATCCGATAGTTTAAATGAAGAAAACTTCCAAGCACATGGACATTATGCTGACGTAGGAGTTTTTACTTATCTTGGCAAGTGGGCAGATAATATTTTTGTTGAGGGATACGCTAGAGGTGGCAATGAAGCCCAGACAGAAGGATCTAATAATTTAGTTCAAATAGAACCACCAGACCAATCATCAACTACAGTTTCACATAATCATAGAATCAACTTGCCAGGTAGTACGCAATTGAAAGCTAATAATACATTAAATTATTCTTTCTCAAATACACAAATACCAGCAGATGGTTTAAAAAGCGAAATTATTATTACAACAAGTAATGTTAAAAAATTGGATGATATTATATCTCCATATATTTTAGTAGAGTATATAATTAAAATATAAAAATGTCAATAGTAGATTCTACAAATTGGTCAACAAGATCATTAAATATTTTCAATAATTATTATTCTTTACCGACCCAATATTCTGCTACTTGGGGAGTATTTTTAATTGATAATGCAATTCAAGATCAAGGTATCTATGAATTTGATATTAGATTTTTGGAGCAGGGAATTCAAGTATTTGGTACTGCTGCAGATGATGATTGTCAATTTTATATTGATGGGGAGTATCTAGGTGATTTTGGTCCATCTAATGATAATGTAAGAATATCAACGACAAAATATTATGATGTATTTACGGTACATCGTCTTACTTTCGTTAGGACTGATAGTGGAACAAAACCAACTGCAATTGCTGCTAGATGGATAAGAAGTGAATACAATGCAGTAGATATACGAGATTTTAATGCTGCGCCAAGAATACTTACCAACACCACAAATACAACATTAAACTGGGATGTTGTAAACGCTAGAAAAATAGAAATAAATCAAAACGTTGGAGATGTTACTGGAAAAATACAACAAGCGGTAAATACTAGATTACAATCTAATGTTGGAACAAATTCTCCTGCTTCAAAAATATATACTTTAACTGCTTACGGAAATGCTCCGTCAGATATAGAAACAGCTACTGTCGAAGTTCTAGTTTTTAACGACAATACACCTAATAATATTGAAATACCAAATTTTTACAATAGAGAACCTAACGAAATTATAACATATAATCTACCAGCTTTAACTGGAATTGATGCTCCAATAACTGTATCGGGAGATGATTATGTTTTAGTTACTTCTGGAGCATCCGAATCATACACTAAAAGTATCACAGTATCTAATAATGCAGTTATCAAATTAAGATTTCGTGCTCCTGATTTTAGCCAAGATCCAGAAACTTTGGATAATTCAGCAGAATATTATGTTAATTTTGGTACTTTAAGAAGATATTTTACGGTAGTTACTAGAGCACCAAATGATAATGAAAGTTTTGATTTTGGAGATGTAAAAAATTCTGTACCTTATCCAGCTCCTCCTGGTAATGATGAAACACCACCGCAGTACCTAGTTTCTCCAGATACAGTAGAACCAACAGCAGAACAATGGCAAGTTGAATTGCAATATCCAAACAATGTTACATTACAATCTGGGGTGGAAGTTAAAACCACATATAATGATAAAACTCAGGTTAGAGTCAAACCATTCGGTGGTTCTTGGGGTTCATGGATAAATACAGAATATCTATATGATGAAATAGTCGATCCTGGTCCAAGAACTGTTGAAAATATGAATTGGAGTACTCTTACTACTAGAAGTAGTGGAACTATTAATAATACTACTCCAAGATCTATTAATACAAGATCAGCTGGTGTTTTAACAGGAAAAAATATAGTTTAAAAGATATGCCATACGAAATAAGATATGGAACTGCTGGAGGTTTAGGATTTGAAGGAGAAAATAGTTCTGTAACTTTTAATGCTCCCACAAATATAGTAAGAATATCTTATATCTGTTTAGGAGCTGGTGGTGGAGGTGGACCATCTGGTGCTGGAGATCCATCTGGTGGTGGAGGAGGCGGAGGGGGTTTATCTCAAGGAACCTTACAAGTTGATCCACTAGGAGAAATACGAATTAGAGCTGGTGGTGGTGGGCAAGGAAGTACATCTCTTGGTAGTGGTTCTGAATCTGGTACTGATGGTAAAGATAGTTTAGTTAAAACAAGTTATGGTGAAAGAAGTGGCAAAGGTGGCAAAGGTGGAGAAACTTTTAATGGTGGTTCTGGAGGAAATGGTAATGTAAGAGATGGTCAAAATGGAGAAAATCCAGCAATATACGTTCCTGGAGGAATATTTGGAGGGGGGTCAACTCCTTGTCGAGGTGGTGGAGCTGCTGGATTAAATTCTGTTGCAGGAAGAGGATCTATCCCTGGTGCTGGAGGAAATGGTGTTAATTTTGTTTTCAATTCTTCTGGTTTTAGTACAACTATAGTAAATTCTAGTGGTCTTGATGGAGCTAATTATGGCGGTGGTGGTGGAGGAAGTGTAGATACAATTGAAATAGATTATGGTGGTGGTGATCAAGCACCTGTCGGTAACCAAGTTAATGTAAGTAGACCAGGCGGTGGTGGCGGAGGTATTTCATTTGCTGGTTGGGTAACTTTAACTACTCCAAAAACAATTGTTAGATCTGGAGAGCCTATCACAATTGAATATTCTGATTCTTTAAACAATACAGGAACAGTAACTACATCTTTCACAAATGAAACTGAACAGAATATTAATCAAGAATATACATACACGGATGCTTTGGATGCAAAATCAAAAATAATTTTTACAGTATTACCAAAAGTAAAAATTAAAAGTTTAACAGCAAGTCCAAATCCACAAACAAGTGGTGAAGATGGTATACCAAATTATAATACTTTTTTAATTTGGGAAGGAATTAGCGTATTATCTGCTGTTGCAACTAGAGATGACAATGCAGTATCTGCAACATGGGAACAAAAAACACAACCAACTGACGTAACTCAACCTCCAAATTTTTATTCTTCTGGAAGTAAATCAGTTACAAATTTATATCAATCAGTAGCAACTGGATCTTCACAACCTGGATCAAATACAACTTACACGTTAACTGCTACTGATGGATTTAATACGGCTACTGCTACAGTAACGGTTAAAGCATATAATGATAATTGTCCAGATACAATTTCTATACCAGATCAATTAGGAAAAGAACCTGGAGAAGAAATAAAAATATCAACATCTCCTATTACAGGGATAGATATGGTCACTTCTGTAGTATGTGGTTCGGGAGTTGAAGTCATAGGTAGTGGAGGGATTGGATATACAACTTCAACTACTATAGTTTCTGGTAGTACTTTAAATGTTCGTGTATATGCAGAACCTTTTAATACAGATGAAAATGGATTAGTTAATGAAAAAACTGTTTCTTTAACTGTCGGTTGCCAAACAATTTCTTTTAAAGTTCAAACAAGAGCACCAGTTGTTCAAGAAATATTTGATTTTGGTGATAATCAATTTGGTTATCCATATCCAAAAGTTGATACAAGGCTAGTTGGAGAGCAATTACCAGATGGAGGAACATATCAAACTCCGTTGGAATATTTAAATTCACCAACTATCGTAGAACCAACATCAACTGCATGGGAAGTAGAACTAGAAAAACCATATGGTGTACAAATAAAAGCAAAAGATATAAGATATTCTCCACCAACTACTACATCTTATACTGATATTAGTTCACAAAATGATACAGATTTGGAAGTTAATGTCAAACGTCAAGGAGAACAACCAAATATTACATGGACAAAACCAAATATTATTTAATTTTTCAATAAATATTTTTAAAAATATATTATGGCTTCTCAATCAGTAGTTAATACTTATAATTCATCATCTTCTATTCAAATTCCAGATAACGCTACCAATGTTAGAATTTATATTCGTGGTGCAAGCGGAGGTGGCGGTGGTGTTGATGGAGGTAGTGTTGGAGGAGGTTTTGGATATTCAAGATCTGGAACTTTTCAATATAAAACAAATTTTGTATCTAGAAATATAACAGCAGTTATTGGTACTATTGGAGGAAATGGTGGTAATAACTCAACTGGTGGTGGTAGTGGATCTGCTGGCTCTAGTATTTTAGCTTCTGGTGGTAGAGGAGGTAATGCTGGAGGAGGAAGAGGTTATTCTGGTGGTGGTGGTGGCGGTGGAGGAGCATCTGCCATTTTAAATAGTTCTGGCACTGCAATATTAGTTGCTGGTGGAGGTGGTGGCGGAGGTGGAGCATCCTGGGATAGAAATGGCAACAAAGGAAATGATGCAGGAGGTTGGGTATCTTCTGTTGGTACTGTAAGTGTTGGGGGAACTGGAGGTGATGTTGGTTTCGATGGTGGCGGCGGTGGCGGCGGTGGAGGTGGATCTCCTGGTGGAAATGGAGGATCGCCTGGATCGGACCAAAGCACTGGCGGGGGAGCTGGTGGTGGTGGTGGCTGTGCTTATAATTCTAGCATTTTTGATATACTAAATTTTGGTCAATTAGATTCTGGAAATGGAGCTATAAGTATTTCATATGATTTATGGACACCAACTATAAATTCATTTGAAATTTCTCCAGATCCACAAGATAGTTCGAGTGGAGTTCCTAGCGACACTGTAACAATATCTTGGTCTGTTTCAAATGCAACTAGTGTAACAATTACAGATTTGGGATCAGTAAATTCTTCTGGTAGTTCTACAATAAACACTGGATTGCAGTCAGTTGCTGGTTCAAATTCACCAGCAACAAAAGTATATACATTAACTGCATGTGCTGGTTCTGTTTGTGATACAGCAACAGTAACCGCACAAGTTTATAATGATAATACTCCAGCTATATTTAAAATTCCTGATCAATTAAATAAAAATCCAAATACAGAATTAACCATAAGTAATCTACAAATTACTGAAATTGATATGCCATCATTTGTAATTTGTGGTCCAGGAGTAACTGTAGAAACTGTTAGTGGTAGTTTTACTACGCAAAGATTAGTAACTAATTCTCAATCATTGACTTTTAAAGTTACTACAGAGCCATTCAACACAGATGAAAATGGCTTAGTTAATGATAAAAATTGTTATGTTACAATAGGAACAGTTACATATAATTTTTTAGTTCAAACAAGAGCACCAAATGTGTTGGAAATATTTGATTTTGGCGATAATCAATTTTCTGTTCCATACCCCAAAATTGATACTACAGATGTTGTTCCATCTCCTTATTTAAAATCTCCAACTATAGTTGAAGAAGCATTAAGTGATTGGGAAATCGAATTGGAAAATCCTTATGGAGTTCAAATAAAATCAGATAACACAAATTTAGAAGTAAATGTCAAAAGACAAGGTGATATAGATTTTGATGATGCAAATTGGAAAACACCAAATTCTATTTAATAAATAAAGATAAAAATGGAAAGACGATTAGAATCTATCACAATTAGATATTGGCAAAAATATTTGGATGATGGTGGAGAAGTTAAAAATATACCACAAGTGATAGTTACATATAAAAATATTGTGGAGGGAATTCCACAAACAGTTGATACAATTGTAATCGGAAAAGATACTGATTATTCATCACACGAAGAAAAAGTACAACAATTTTGTCAAATTGCATTTGAGGGACTATGAGTAATTTTGCAGATAAGAGAGCAACAAATCTAAAACCAGATGACATGTTTTATTCTAGATTAATTACAGTTGATGATCTTCCTTCGGGAGAATTGCATGAAATTAAATCAGATAAACCAATTCAAGTAAGAGTAAACAATGGAGAGTGGATTACTATTGATCCATCGGAGCTATAAATACTTATTGAGAATATAATCTGATTTTGTAGACATTAAATGGCTAGAATTTTAGTAGGCAAAGGGGATCAAATACAAATCAGATATCCCACTCCATCAACTTGGAACACACGAACTACAGTACAAGTTAAAATTGGAACTGGATTAGATCCTACTGACGTAACTTTTGGTACTAGAATTCCTGATGCAAAACCAGATCAGTTTAATTTTACTAATCAAAGTGGATCATTAACTCCTGGAGGAACATCACTTACTAGTTTTGAAAAAAATACATTTTATTATTCAAATTCAATTCTAGTTAGTGGCATTGAAATTTTTGTTCCAGCTAGTATTTCGGTGACTACTTCTGGCCCAAGAAATTTATCTGCAAATGCAAGTCAAGCAGCTTTTGAAGTTAATAATAGTGGAACTTGGGTAACATCAGCGCAAGTTAGAAATGGAGATAGAATCAGATTAAGAATAAAAACTGAAAATTGGTATACTACTACAACTAATGTAACTCTTAGTGTATCTGATGAAACATGGGGAGGTAATTTAGGATTAACTCCAACTACTACCGTTGATACTTGGTCAATTACAACTAGACCTCAAGTTCAAAATGTTCCTCAATTTTCATTCCTTGATTATATTGATGTTACAGCTGATGAGTTTGGATCATACAAAACCACTACTATTCCCGTAAGTAATATTGATAATGATGCAGTTTTAAGAGCAACTTCAACTGCAAATGTTCAAATTTCTAAAGATAATATTAATTGGTCTCAGTCATTGACTGGATTAATTTTAGGGGATACAGTTTATACTAGAATTGCTATAGGTTCTTATACTACAAAAACTACAGGTATAGTGAGGGTATATGCAGTTGCTGACGAAACTTATACTCGTAATGGTAATAATTATGACAATAATACTCCAGGAACTTATGGTAGACCAGATTTAAGTGTAAGTGAAAGATATACAGTAACACAAACACTAGGGGATGTAACAGATAATTGGCAAGTTTGGACAGAAGTTGATAGATATCCAGATTCGATTGCGTTAGAACCAATTTATACAATTTCTGATGGAGAAAAAGTATTTGTTTCTAGTCAACATTCTTACTCTAGAGCAGAAGCTTCTGAAAATGGGGCAGAATTTTGGTATTATGCTGATTTTAATATTACTGGCCTTGGAGTCGAATATACATCTGGAACATATTCAGATTTAGAGGAGCCATTTAGCTATACATCTACAGGAAAACCACAGTTACCTATTGATACTTCAATTGTAAATGGAAGAAATGTAGAAATTAATTGTAGAATTGCTCAAGGTAATGGATCATTACGAAAAAATGATACAGGGGAATGGGTTCAATCTTTATACGTAAAAAATGGTGATAAAGTTACAGTAAGACAAAAATCCAGTGAATTTTATAATCAACAGTTTACAACAAAAGTTATTTTAGATGGTCCTCCTGATGGCGGTCCTTCCCCATACTCAAATCCAACAAATGGTCCAAGCGCAGCTAATAGATCATTTCCAAATTTAGAAGATACAATTACAATAAGAACAAGATTAGCAAGAGAAACTCCGTATCCATTTAAAGGATCTAATGTTTATTCTGCAGATCCTGGAGAGTCTTTGTTAATTGGCATTCCTTTAGATGGATATGATATTCCAGTAGATGCAACTATTGTATCGCAATCTGCTGCAGCTGCAGCACAAATAAGTTATGATGGATCCAATTTTTCTTCTTCTACATTAACGGATATTCCACTTAGTGCAACTACACTAAGTTTAAGATTTTCTGCTTCTACTAGTTATGGTGGAGTAGCTTTTGTCACATATAGTATAGGTAGTTATACTGATACCGTATATGCATATACGGTAAAAAGAGGATGGATTTATAGTGTATTTTCTGGTAATGTTAATAGAACTCAACCAGAAAATTTTGTTGTTCCAGATTATGCAGAAAACTTTGATTTTGTTTTAGTTGGAGCAGGTGGAGGAAATGGTGGTGATGATGCTCCGAACAGTTATGGGGGGAGAGGAGGATTTGGAAATCTTTTACGTGGTTCTATTGCACTACCAGATTCATTCTTCCTAGGAAATGATTTCAGTGTGAAATTCTACCCAGGTTCTAGAGGAGGGACAGGAATTAATTTTACTGGTAACGCTCCAGGAGGTACTGGTGGTTGGGGATATGCAACTGGAGGAAATGGAGGATCTTCAGGTTTAGGGGATAATTCTGGATCTGGTGGCGGTGGTGGTGGTGCTACAGCAATTGCATTTAATGATGGTACTTTAATTGCTCTTGCTGGTGGCGGTGCTGGTGGTGGAGGTGCTGGTAACGATACTGAAGTACAAAAAGAAACACAAAATGGAAATTATAATGGTTTTGGTACATTAAAAAGTACTTTAGATGGTTTAAATTTAGATGGTATTGATGGAGAAAATAATGATTCTCAAGGTGGAGGTGCTGGTGGTGCTGGTGGCGGATTTGGTACTGCAGGAATTGTACCGTCTAATAAATTAGACGAATTTGGTGAAATTATACAAACAGATGATTTAGATGCCACTGGAGGAACTGGGGGAGGAGCATATTACGATCCAAATTTAGTTAACTTAACGGTAACAAATAATTTTTCAAATTTTGGTGCTGGTAGTGAAAGAAATGGATTAATTGTAGTAGGAATTCCTCCTCAGGATAGAACACCAAATCCATTTGCATTTACATCTGTTTTATCTGCTTCCCCAAATACAATATATGAATCAGAAAAAGTAGAAATTACTGGCATTACTGGAAGAGTTTTAGTTACTGCTTTTGAAAGTCAATCAAAAATTAGAGTATGTGGTACAAATCAACAAAATTGTAGTGCTTATACTTCCACTTCTCAATATGTAAGGAATGGAGAATGGATTCAAGTACAAATGACAACAGGTTTAGATTATTATACTACGTATCCAGTTAGAGTTGTTGTTGGTGATACAGAAGCCTATTGGATTGTAGAAACTGGAGAACCACCAGATACATTACCAAATCCTTTTGAAATCCCAGATAAGATTAATGTAGAATTAGATACATTAATTGATAGTGATGAAGTAGAAATTAGTGGTATTAATACCTTAGTTGACGTTACAGCAACTGGAGGAGCTTTAATTTCAATTTGTTCTTCTCCTGGAGTTTGTAGTTCTTTTGCTCCAAGTCCACAACAAATTGGCAATAATCAATCATTTAAGATTAGATTGAGATCATCAGATCAATATTTAACAACAGTAGGGACCACTGTAGTAGTAGGAGATTCTAACGGAGAAGCATTTAATTTAACAACAATTAAAGAACCAGATAGAGATCCAAACTCGTTTATATTTTTTGAACTCACTAAACAACCATTAGAGACTCAAGTAAAATCAAAGAATTCTGTTGTAATACAAGGCATTGATTCTCCAGTTACATTTGCTATTACTAGAGATGACGGTCAACAACCAAATGCTACAATTATTTTGAATGGTGTTGATACTAATCAATCATCTATTCAAGTTCAATTATTTGATATAGTAAGATTAAAATATCTAACTTCAGATGTTCCAGGTGAAAGAGTAGAGTTTACAGTTACGGCTGGGGATTTTGAAACATCTTGGGCGGTGACTACAGATGGATCATTTGGCACAAATCCAACTCCATTTATTTTTACTAATGTTTATGCAGATTCTTTACAATATGGAGTATCAAATGAAACAATTACTGTTTCTGGATTAGGAGTTTCCGCTGTTTCTATATACGGAACTAATGGAGCACAGTTTTCAATCAATGGTGGTCCATTTACAGAGTATACCGTAACATCTCCAGGGTCAATTTCAAATGGTCAAACATTTAAAGTTAGATTATTAGCAAGTGCTATTGAAGGATTTGATGTTGTTTCTGCTATTACTGTTGGATCATATATGACATCATTTTCTGTATTTGCAAATGCTGATGTAGAAGATCCTATTTTAGGACAGTGGTATAGTAGTGTTCAAACTATCAAACCAGCAGATGGAGGACAACAAATTAGATTCTCCACAAAATTTGAAGGTTTACCAATTGGTACAATTATGCCAGTGTTCCAAGATTCCACAGAAACTGACAATTGGGGTAATTTAAGTGGAAAAGCAGACTCTAGATTCCATGGTTGGATATGGTGTAATGGTGATTTTATTAGCAATGAAGATTTTCCATTATTATATGAAATAATTGGTAAATCATACGGAGCTACATCAGTTGACGCAACTTTATTCAGGTTACCTGATTTTAGAAATAGGAAAGTATTAGGTACTGGTCCTATTGATGGAAATTCTGCATCATCGCCAATCGTAAATCCACTATATGGACCAGGAAAAACTGGTATTAATGCGAGTGGTAATATTCCAGGATCGCAAGGTGGTATGTGGTTTGTTGATAAAATTGCAGATCCTGGTGTTGATACAACAGGAAACAACAATGAATTTGAACAAGTAGAAAAACCAGCAACTGGACAGCCTGCTCAGTCAAGTGATTATTTTGCTATCGCTAATATTAGAACTAGTGGTTACGAGCAAATTACTGGAAACATTGAATTTACTACGTCTGGTTCAATTAGTGGTAATGTATCATTAAGTGACACTAGAATATTTGAAGTTCCTAGACATACTCACGAAATGGTAAGTGGTCAACCAGATCCAGGTAGATCAAAAGGATATGTTTCCTGGGGAGGAAGAGGAGGTTTTGGTGGTCAACTTCCAGTAACAAGTAGAGCAGGAGAAGATGGACCAACAATTCAAACAGATACATATAGATTTAATGTTTGGGGATATTGCACTGATGATTATGATATTCAAGCTGGAAGTGATGATGTTCCAAGAATATCCGTAAACGCAGATGATGGTGGAAATGTTCCAGTATTTGCAAAAACTCTTACTGAATGGGATGGAGAACCTCAAGGTAGTGGATACATTGGAGCATATGTCGGGGAAACGTATGAAAAATTAGAAGTAAGACAACCAAATATTAGAAAAGGTACTCCAGCATATAATGAAATAAATGAATATGTAAACTTAGAAACTTGGTCTGGTGGTGGATCTTCTTCATCTGGTGGATTATACAGATTTATAGGTGCAGTAGATATTCCAGAAAAATCAGTAACTGTTCAATCATATACACCAGAAAGAAAATCACATTCCCATTATATTAGTTTAAGTAATCCTGGAAGTCAAAATACCACATTCAGTTGGGGTAAAGATGATGGCCCTGGAGTCATTACATCAGGAAGTCAATTTGCTACCGATTCTATCAGTGTTTCTTTCTCATCATTGGAAGTTGGTATTGAAGTATTACCTGGAACATTTACTTTAGCATCAACTAAGCAATTGATTCCAGTTCCTGAATTTGCACCTCAAACTGAAGTTCCACTTATATCACCATACATATGGGTTAAGTGGCTAATAAAAGCATTCTAAATATTAAATAAAAGCTTCTGCCATGGCAACTAATTTTAATCCTAGTGATTTTATATTACAGGAAATAGCACCACCAGAAAAAAGATCTACGATTTTAGAATACGATTCTAAATCAAGGATGGTTTTAGTGCGTGTATTTAACAAAGAAAATGAAGTAAAGTATAATGCAATTTATCTTAGTGAGAAATTAAATCAAAATATTTTAACTAATATTCCATCTGAATTATCTGACGATAAAGATAGAATTGTTGTGTTTGGAATATATGATGATGGATCTTTTACTATGTTTAAAGAGAAGATGAAATATGATTTTGCTACACAACAAGCAAAATGGGTTAAGTATGAAGTATTTGATGTTACTACAGAAGAAGCTAAAGAAATTTTTAATGTATTGAAATCTGCTGTATTTGTTCAACAAGTTTCTGATACCGAAGCTAGAAACAAAGCAGTATTAGAAATTTTAACCAAAGATGAATACATTAATGACTTATATAACAAAACAATTATAAAAAGAGATGATTTATTAAGGACAAGTGACTATAGAGTGCTTCCAGATTATCCAGAACTATTTACTGGAGAAAAAGATTTGTGGATTAAATGGAGAGATGAATTAAGAAATTGTGTTAAATCTAGAGAAGATTTTGACGATGAACTAGATTATTTAATTTATGCTCAAGATTTCAAATGGCCAATTGATCCTTTAGTGTATTATTCAAAATATCCTAATAATGAAGTGGAATATCTAAGCACAGAAGATCAATATGATATTATTCCAGAAAAAGTTTCAACTGAAGTACAAAATATCATTAGAAAAAATTCTGTAGCAATCATTAATCAACAAAAACTTAGAGATAATCAAGGAATTCCAGTTGAGAAGCAAATTTATGATGTAATTAAAAAATACAATTTAAATCAAGACCTTCTTGATTTTGATTTATCTCAACTTAATCTTGGGGGTGTATGATGATAGTACATGACTTTTTAGAATTTGCTAGATATATTACTGAAAGAGATCAATCAACTCTAATGATTCTCAGAACAGTTGGACCAGACGGTGTTACAGATACACAAAAAGCAAATGAAATTTACTCAGCTTATCATTTAAATCTTGATCCTATTGGAGAAGGATTATTTGATAAATTACTATACAATGAATTTGTTTTTATTCACTTTGATTCTGAAGAAGAAGCATATAATTTTGCTTTAGAAAATCTACCAATGAATAAAAAAAATATTGATTCTGATTACTTTGTTCAATTTTATATCTTTCATAATGGTGAGTTTGCATATGGTAATAATAGTGTTAAAGGATTAACAGAGTTACCATATTCATCTGAACCCTGACAGAGTTATTCTACTGGGTTTCTTGAGATCTGTCAAGTCCAGTTACCAAACCGACACACGGGGGTTGACAGCCCCCTTTTTTCATGCCATACTAACGACATCCAAACGCACTCCCATGAAACTTCGTCCCCACCAAGAACGAGCACTCGCCGCCATGACTCGCCACCAGTTCGGTCAGATCATTGCTCCGACTGGTGCTGGCAAGACCTTGATCATGATTTTTGACATCATGCGTCGTATGCGTGAGGCTACCACACCACAGACTATTGTTGTCTGTGCTCCTCGTATTCTTCTTGCAGAACAGCTATCTAGTGAGTTTCTTGAGTTTATTGATAATGCTAACGTTCTTCACGTTCACAGTGGAGAAACGCACCACAAAAGCACAACTAACCCGCAGGTAATTGCTGCTTGGGATTCTATTGTTGACAACCACAAATTAATCTTTACCACATACAATTCTCTCCGTCGTGTGAACGAGTCGGGTATTCACCTTGATGTTGCTTACTACGACGAAGCTCACAACGCTACCAAAAAGAATTTTATTGTCAGTGTTGGTGAGTGTTGTGCTACTAATTACTACTACTTTACTGCCACTCCTAAGCATAGTCGTTCTCCTTATGGCAATGGCATGAATAACAAAATTGTGTTTGGAGAAATCATTTCTAACATTTCTGCTCCCGAACTTGTTGAGCAAGGCAATATCCTTTCTCCAACTATTGAAGTTCATGAAGTAGATTACGAACGCCAGAAGGGTCTCAGTGCTGCTGACAACGACCACAGCACCCTGCTCGATATGATCGACGGACTGGACTCTAGAAACGCCCAGAAGGTGCTTGTAGCCGCTCCTAGCAGTAAAGTACTGTGGCAGATGCTTTCTCGCACCACGGTCATTGCAGACCTTGCTGAGCGTGGCTATGATGTTCTTCACATCACCAGCAAGTTCGGTGCCTATGTCAATGGCACTAAAGTAAATCGTGAGACATTCTTCGACACCTTTAACACATGGGGTCAACAACCCGAGCGGAAGTTTATTATCTTCCACTACAGCATTCTGTCTGAAGGTATCAACGTTCACGGTCTGACTCATACAATTCTTCTTCGCAACCTTCCTGTTGTTGAGATGGCACAAACTATTGGTCGTGTCATTCGTCTCAACAAAGAAGACGCTAAAGATATTGCTGCTGGTAAGATTGAAGCAGGCAACTTCCAAATGTATCGCAAACCAACTGGTTTTGTGACTGTGCCTGTGTTCAAAAACTACGGTAAGAAAACTCAGCGTCGTCTGGAAGAAGTTGTAGACACCATCTTTGTCAAAGGTCAACCCGCTATCGATGTTCGTTAATTATGGCTACCACAAAACAACAAACTAAAGAAGAATTTCTTTGCCCTGCTCCAGCTATTAATCCAGAAACAGACATGAGTTTTTTGGAGCTTGCTCTAACCAACAATTTAAATAACTTTGTAACTCATGCTGGATACATCAACTCGATGGTAATCGGCGGTAAAATGAAAGCAGAAGAAGGTTACGAAGAAATCAAAAAGCTTTACAAAGCTATGAAATCGTCACGTAAATCACTGCGAGGATCGTGGTTTTAACCTAAATACCTCAGACGCAAACAAATTATGCTCTCGACCGAAACTCGTCTTCGCCTAGAAGATATTGCTGCAAGGATTCAAGGTGGTCTAAGTGTTTCTTTTGAAGAAATGCAATGGGCACAGAAGTGGGCAACTCACAATAAAAGTGCAGAAGCAATTCTAAGAAAGGCGAGGAGGATAGCAATTCAGGGAGAAGCACCTAAAGGTAGTTTAGATGAATTGATGCAGGGATTAGATATTGGTGACCCAGACCCTTCAAATCATCTGATTGGTCCTCAAGACCCTACCACACTTGCTGAGTGGTTTAAACAAGATAAATCAGATGATTGGAGGCAAAGAGACTGATGTTGTATTACTATGCTATATTCACGGTATTTGCTATAGTATGTTACATGATTGTCGTTGATAAAAATGTAGCTATATTCATAGAGCTTATGGTACGCTTTGCTTGGGTTCAAGTAAAACGTGCATGGTGGATTGTTAGGTTTCATCCAATCAATCCAATTCCACGCTGGACATTGAACTGGCGTATCGAACGCATGACTCGACAACTTGAAAAGGACTTAAAAGATGACTCATTACGACAAACTGATCGACACGATTAAGCAAGAGCTATGGGAATTTTATGGTGATGTTGCCGTGTGGGATGAACAAAGAGCAGAAGTAGCAGCACACCGCATCCTTGAGCATGTAGAAGAATTCCAAACAATTCGTAGTTTAGGTAAGCAATGGAGGGCAAGTGACTGAATATAATAAATTAAGTGATTTTTATTACATCAAAGAAGATGCTTTAACAGAAGAATTTTGTCAACACTGTATTAAAAAATTCAAATTAGATCCTAATAAGACACAAGGGAAAACTGGTGGAGGGGTAATTTTAGATATAAAACAATCTACTGATATTAATATATCTAAATTTGATACCTGGAAAGAAGAGGATCAAACTTTTTTTGATTCCCTGACAAAAGCTTTGAATGAATATAGAGATTTACATAAAAGAAAGCTACTTTGGTTAAATACTGATAGGTATGATGATCATGGCTATCAGATACAGGAAACTCTTCCAGGTGGATTTTACAAGTGGCATCATGACTTTTTTTCTACGGAAAAACAAGCAAGATTTTTAACTTATCTTTGGTATTTAAATACAGTGGAAGAGGGTGGACATACCGAATTTATTGATGGTACAAAAATCCAACCAGAGACAGGTAAACTTATTATATTTCCTGCTGCTTGGCCATTTTATCATCAAGGAACTCCTCCAATAAAACAAACCAAATATGTTTGTACTGGATGGATATACTTAGATTCTTCTTTTCCAAATTCTTAAAATGGACAAATTACATTCTGGTATAACAGTCAGATATATTGGCTGCTCTCAAGAACAAATTAATTGGGGCAGTAATGATGATCCAAGAGATATGTTAATTGTTGGTGATAAGTATTACATTGAACATGTAGAGCATCATGCTTATCATACTAAAATAGAACTTCGTGGTGTAAAGGGTAAATTTAATTCTGTTTGTTTTGAATTATTGTAATTATGACTGAAATTCATTTATTTGTGCAAGAAGGTTGTCGCCCTTGCATGTATGCCGAAACACAACTCAAGAAAGTAGAAGGATGGGAGAATGTTGTGACCATCACCAATGCTAAGCAGAATGGTGTGTGGTCTGACTTTGCTCGTGACTGTGGTGTTGATGCCACACCAACGCTCGTGGCATTGACGGATGGCGTGATCATTGCTAAAATGGCAGGGTCTCAGCACATGACTTCTGATTTCTGGAGGACTACGGTAGAAAAGCATGGGAATGTTTGATTATTTTCGCTCATCGTATGATTTGGGTGAACCATTTACTAATGTAGTGTGCCAAACCAAAGACATTGAAGATGGTCTTGGTGGTACAATGACTGACTACTGGTTAGATCCAGCTGGTCAGTTGTGGTATCCTGATTATAGAGGCGCAAGCACATACGAGGAAATTAAAGAGGATGATCCACGTTATGATCCTAAAAAACTATTTCTAAACTATGAATGGGTTCCAACTGGCAAGCATGGTAAATATGTGCCACACCATATCACAAAATATGTTGAAGTATATCCTGAATGGTGGAAAGGAAAATGGGAAGATTGGCCACGGTGCCGATTGCATTTTAGATCTGGCAAACTACAAGATTTTCAGGATGTGACAGGACGATGATTTTTTCACGAGAAGTTAAAGGAACATCACCAAACAAACCTAAAATGAGTTGGTGGGACTATTGGATTGGTCACTGCTGGTTTACTGGCTGGCAGAGCATCAATCATTCATTCCGTAACTGGGGTGATTTGATGACTGGAAACTGGAAGGATTATGCTCTCATGTTTTATGATGATCCTTTTGAAGAATGTCGTGATTGCTTCTGGTCTTATCTTGGTGATGATGATACACTACCAAAAGAGTTTCTGGAACATCTACAAGAAATGGTAGATCGTATTGATCGTGGGGAAGAAAAACTTATTCCTATGGATTTAGACCAACTGAAACGCATGTCAGATCTTTTAGATAATCAGGAGTCAAATGATGAGTGATAGAGCACAAAAATTAATGGATGCTATTTGGCACGAGCGTAACACATGGGCAGATACCGAGCAAAAGCTGGTTGCTGCCGTCATCCGCAAGACCTTGGAACATGTGAAAACCATGACAGCAGCAAAGCTTAACAACTTGACAGTGGTTGACCGAGGTGATATGATGGCACTGTCCAAAGAGATTGAGACCCTGAAATGATCAAACCCATCGACAAAACCCACTGGGAAGATCTTTATGCTCGTCTGCACGATGCTTATGCTGAGTGTTTGAAACACAACAACCCCACATATGAACAGAAGCTAGCACAGGTTCTGGATCATATGATTGTAAACAAAAAACATCTTTACATCCGATGACTTACCACATCACTAAAGAAATTAAAATTATTGACTATGAAGATGGTTTCAGTTATGATTTCTCCGCTGATGAGTATGGAACTGTTCGCTTTGGTGATGGGAATGGTGCAACTTGTCAGACCATTCACATTCCCAAAGATTGTATCCAACATGTAATTGATGTATTGGAGCAATTCAAATGACTGTTGCTGAATGGATTGAAAAACTCAAAGAGTTTCCACTTGACCAAGAAGTAAGGATTACAGATGGGCACAAATATCACTTTTATGAAGGTGATTTTGATTTTCAACTCTTTGAGGATGTTGATGGTTCTACCTTTGTAGATATTGGTATTGGTGGATTTGAGGAGGATGAAGAATGACCTACGACGAACTCTACGAGCATGTGGTAAAGTATGTTGCTATGCCACATACTGCTATCACAAAGCATGATAAACGCCGTGCCTGTCTCATTCTGGGAGCATTCATGGAGTTTATGTTAGATTGCGATGACGCTGGCATCATTGTCAGTGACATTGATATGACTGATTTTGTGAATGAAAAACTCGATCAACTGGAGGCTAAATGAGTTTCACCAAGACCATTTCAACTGTTGCTGCTCTTGCAAGTATCTTTGGTGCTGCTGCTGCTGGATGGAAACTTACTGAAGCAAATTCACAACAACCACCAACTGTATTAGATCAGAAACTAAATGAGTTGGATCAAAAACTGGAAGATCTTTCTAAGACAGCTCCTGTTCCAGAACCAGAGCCAGAGCCACTGCCAGAGCCAGTTGCAGAACCTCCTGTGCTTGCTCCAGAGCCAAAACCTGCTATGATGCCACCTGTAGCACCTCCTCCCCCACCTGCACCGACCACAAATGGCACTAATTGATACTCTAAACTTTTTCATTCAAGATCAAGAAGGTCATCTTCAGTGTCTTGAATGGGACATTCGTGAGGAAACTAATCAAGAAAATCCAGATCTTGATTGGTATTGTGAGGAATATGATCTATGTAAAGAACGTATAGAAGATCTCCAACAAATCAAATTTATTATTGAGGCACAACAATGAGCGGCGGACATTTTGGTGACTGCGGTTATGATTACTACAAGGTAGCACAGTTTGCTGATGAGTTGGAAGTAGAAATCCAAAACAACAACAAAAAGCTAGATGAGTATGAGTATGCTCCCAATTTTTCACCAGAAACTATCAAGTATTTAAGGAAGCAACTTCGTCAGATGCGTAAGGTATCAGAAATCATGCGTCATATTGATTATCTGTATTCTGGTGATCATGGTGAAGATAGTTTTATGTATCGTGTAAAAGAAGTGGAGAAACACTGGGAGGAGATTGAAGAGATAGTTACACGTATGGATAATCATCCAGATGGATGGAATGAAACTGGAGACGGAGTATGACTGATAAAACTAAACTACTTAAAATGGTTGAAGATGCTATCGACCGATCACCAGATAACAGTGAGATTATGGCACAGAATGTGATTGATGCTACTGCTGACTGGTTTGTGATTGTGTTAGAATCTATGGGCATCCAACCATCCTCCATCCCAACTCTGCTACGATGGCAAGCACACCAACACGAGTATCTTACCGATGACTGACCTTGACGATCTTTTAAAACCAGAAAACAAGTTTGTTGTTCCAGTAACAGTTGAACTTTCAAGTTATGACCAAGTAAAACTGCGAAAGTTCATCAACCTTCATTATCTTGGTGATGTGGATGCTAATGAATTTGTAGATGGAACTTACAAAGCAAAGTATCCAGAGAAAGAAACTACAGAGTTCCAGAATGCAGTATGGAAAACTAATGTTGGTTATACAGTAAATCTTGCTGTAGAGTTTGATGAAAAAGGTGTCCCTACATTTGAGGTTGTGAAAAATGGTTGAGAAGGTAAAATTTGTATCTGTCACTCGTGTAATTGACGACCGCAAAGGTATTCATTATCTTGATGCTATTGATGAGAATGGACATCACTGGACAGCAGAGATGGATAATAAACAAGAGAAATGGTTAGTGTATTATAAACTGTGGACTAAAGACCCTCAACAACCTTATGACCTATGACTGAATGTGTTTCTGACCCTACAACTTGGATTGATGTTGCCCAACTTGCAGTTTTTATGGTTCCTGTCTCTATTTTTCTTTGGAGAGTATCACAATAATGACTGACCTCAAACTCTGTAAAGATTGTAAGTGGTATAAGAAAGATTGGAATGCTCGTATCACTGGATTTGGAGACACATTTGACTTATGCCTTCATCCTCTTGTGACTGAAAATGTTGTGACTGGAAAATCTAATGGTAAGTATTGTGATCAGGCGAGAAAGTATTATGGATGTGGTATGGAAGGTAAGTATTGGGAGGCACGGAAATGATTGAAATTGAAAAGCAGTATAAACTCACACTCGCAGAAGACCAAGCACGACAACTCCATTCTATGCTAAAAGCTAATAAGGAACTATTGGATATTGGGTCTGGGTATGATGAACTGCGACCACTTTATCGGGAACTAAAAGAACTCTTTGATAATGGAATACGATGACTGAATGGAAATCAACTGAAATCAACGAAGGACAACCAATAAATCCTGAATTGACGGTAGATCCTGAATGGTATAAAACTAAATTCCCAGACTATCAACTCATCACACCAAAGATATCTAATTGGACTTGTTATCTATTTGGTGGTACTCCTGGTAATGGTATTCAATGGACACCATTGTTATAATCTAAATCCAGATTATGAATATCCACACCATAGTTGGGATATTTTTGAAGATGGTTCTGATTATGGTGAGATTATGTTTGCTCGCACACTTTTAGAATGTATTGAGGTAGATTATCATTATCCTTGGAGTGATGAATTGGAGAACCTATGACTGCTTGTAAATACTGGGATTGTGGTTGGTGTTATGCTCCTAATTATCTGAAAACAAACGCAATCAACAGCACTTGTGTTAATCCCTACAAATGCCCTATCTCTCCTCTATCTGAACCAGTACAATACGAAACTCCTATGACTGAAATTGAAGAAGTAAAAGCACAAATCAAAGTGCTTGAAAAGAAACTCTCATTCCTTGAAGAACTGGAAAAAACAAAATCACGAGTAGAAGAAGCATACAAAGATTGGTGGGGTGAGTATCCTGAAACTGGAACAACTGCTTCTAATACTGATGATGCAAGGTGGTTGGGTTTCCAAGCAGGTTACAATGCTGCTTATGAAGAAAAGGTAAGTGAAACCGCACAAGAACGAGGAGAACGAGTTCATAATGAAATGGAAGAAACTATCAAAATCCACGATGGTTATGGTGTAGTTGATTACCAACCAACACCACAAACACCAGAACAAGTTGCTGATGGATTGAAAGAAGCATTTCGTGAAGCAGTCAAGCAAGGTGTAGTTTCATCTACTAAATCAAAAACACTCACAGACCTGATTTACGATTGGTGGGAAGATGTATTCACAACTCATAGTGATTGGGATATGGAAACTTCCATTGATAAT